ACTTCGTGATACGTCACTTCGTGAATTTTGAGGTTCGTCTGTGTAATCGCTCATGTGTTTATACATCTTCATTTTATAATTATACAAATTTCGAGACGCGCAGTACTCTATATATACAACAATGATAACATAAATTTATTGCAACATCGCGTGATCCAAAACACATAAATTTCCCCATATATAGACACCGCCTTTAAGATAGCGATAGTTGTATATAAGGGCCCGATCTCTTTCATCACCGCCAGTCGCTACACGCAAGTCGCTATGATGGAGCAAACTCAGCATCCCGAGTTTTTGTGAGCCTCTCGAAGAAATAACCGAAATTATCACAGACGCAAGGTGCTACGCAAGTCGTTCCGCAAGGTGCCCCGCAAGTCGTTGTGGAGCAAAACGCTCCCGATTCTTGCGCGCCTCTTGAAAAAATACCCGAAACGCATATTCGAGGACCGCAAACTTCATTTTCATCAATTGTATTTAGACCTTGCAAGCCCAAGCTTAATTTTTCACTTGATGCTGCAGACAAGAAACTGAAGTCACCGGATTTACAACCACACGGGATATATTCGCAATTGCAAAATTTGCCTCAAGGAACTCGGAGACTTGATTCCAGCTGAAGTATTCCTCTACATGAAACGCTTGCACCAAAAAGATCATGCTTGTGGTTTGATTGATTGTTATACCTGTTATATGCCATATCTTTCAGAGTATGGACACCTGTAGCATCAAATGCCTATTAAAGAATGATGAATATAATATTCTATGTCAGTATTTCCAAGCATATGATAATTTGGTAATGATACATAGCAATTTGGTCATGTAACGTTTCGTGATTTTGTTTATATTGCGACAAGTGATCCAAAATAAATAAATTTCCCGTATATAATCTTTAAGATAACGATAGTTGTATATAGAGGCTCGGATCTTTTTCATTGCCGCAGAATCAAGTCGACTATATGGAGCAAAACGCGACTATCCAGTCTTACGAGCCCCTCGAAGAAGTGCAAACGCGGCCCACTTTATTCAAACCCAAGCTCAATCTCTCACTCGAGGCTGCACACAATCAAGTGAAAAATGCTCACCGGATTGAAGAACACGAGGGAACTATGAGCTTTTGTCGAACCTGCCGCATAGAATTCGAACGTTTGATTTCGGATGAAGTATACAAGAAAATGAGATACAATCACGGCAAGGATGAACATGCTGGACATGTGTTTATGTGTACACATCAAATATTTAAAATCGTCGCGTGCAATTGTAGCAATGAGTCGATCGAAGAATGATGAATGTTAGTAATAAGCATTCTTTTGTACGGCTTTACACGCATATATGATTTTAGTTATATTTCAACGATTAAAAAAATTTTCTCCATATAAAACATAAATTACAAAATGGTGTTTTTAAATATTGTATTCATCGTTATTCGTGGTTGATAGTTACGCATACTGGTATCGATACTTTGAAAGTTTTGGCTTATAACATTTGTGACACATAAATACATGTCCAGCACATCCAGCATCGATGTGTTCTTGTTGAATCTTACGGTACACCTCATTCGAATCTTCGAAGTTTTTAGCGCATATTTCACACCAGCGGAGAACGTCCTTGTGTTCTTCAATCCTGTGAGTGCGCTCCAGTTTCTCGTGTACAGCCTCAAGTGAGAGAGTCTTTTTCTCCTCCTTTATGTCTCGAGTACGCTTTTGATGATCCAAGCTGGCACAATAAGCAGTGTACATATCCGTCGTTTCGTCCCATGGACTACCATCTTCATGAGGATACTTTATAATTTCCAAATTACCAGTTTGTGCGGACTGTAGCTCTGCTAAAAAAATACATTAGATACATCTTAGTGTAAAAAAATTACATACCTATTTCAAAATCTTCAGTGATTGCGTTTTGCTCCATAATTATTTGCGTGTAGCGACTTGCGTGTAGCGACTTGCGTGTAGCGATGTGCTGAACGCGCCCTTATATACAACCATCGCTATCTAAGAGATATGGATTGTCACGGTCCATGGAAAACTTGTCAACAATAGTCGGTATATACATTTGCATCATACGCGGGTCATGACGCCCGGTCATGAGACTTTGTGATTTTAACCGGGAAAAAAATTTAGAAAAATTTTTTAGAAAAAAATTAGAAAAAAAATCTGAAAGGTCGCAGAGATAACAATGCAACAGATAAACTCTTGGAGAGAGTACTTAAGTCTCTGCTCTATAAGGACACCCCCATACGCATCAACATGGATCCAGAAAAAGCCGAGTAACAACAGGTGAGACCTTAATGTGTATAGGCGTGTAAATGAATTGTATATAGGTACTACTCGTGTCGGTGGACGAAATTAATCGTGCAGCTGAAAATGGTATTGATAACGCCGATTTTGTTAACTTAAACTATAATTTTATTTTGTAGCGAGGCGCATATTTTTACGAGCATTTGCTGCATACACTCTGGGCAACGCCTTTGTAATTATAGTGATTATCATCATTGTTCTTTTAACATATAAAATTTAAATGTTATCGCTGTTTTAAAAAATAGAATTTGAATGTCATAATAATAACTTTACAAAATTAAATATGGATGACGAATATACCGATTTTATAATTAATGATGATGCATTTGATGAGGAAATTACATTTATAGATTTGATATTGACATGTCTAACATGGATGATAGTTGTCCAACTTGCAGTGCTCGTTATGGGTTTGATTATTGATGCTATGGTATTGTAAAACACTACAATAATTTTCTTAATAAACCAAATGGAAAAATCAACCGATTTGTCGAAGTTGAATACAAATGTTGCGACATTTTATTGCTTTAAGGAGCATTTAATGTATGTTGCAGAAAAATATTTACATATTTTACCGATATTCTTGAAATATGTAGCCGTGGGAGAAGAGGAAAAGTCGAAGCTTGAACAGATGAAAAAAGGAGCAGAGCTCATGCTTAAGCATCTGTCAGAAATTATCAATTGTGACGCTGAAATTCAAGAAAATGTTGATAATTTGGTAAAACTTCAAGACAGTGTAATGAACGAAGCTGCAAATATTTATTACATGAGAGAGGATGGTGCGCCCTGTACACTTTTAGAGTCTCTTTTGGATAACGAAAGACTAAACGTAGACGGGCCTATTCCCCAGTGGCATCATTACAATCACACATCGATTGAATCTGTACGTATTGATATCCCGTACAACAACGAAATGCTATGTGCTCCAGTGGGTAAACTCTACACAATGTATAAGAGGCTCGTTCAGACTGTGGCACCCGGAGATTCTGAATCGGACAAGAAAACGTTTACAAATATCACATCCTGTAAATCTGCTCCAATAGATATTATCAGATCGTATTTAGAACTTGTTGACCTGGTAATGTACATTGCCTCAACGGTGCAGAGACGCGCACCCGTAAACAATCCGCTTCACAGATCGGCTCTAATATTTATTTGGAAATGGATTGATGGATCTACAAACGCACTATTTTCTTCAAATGAACTATTTAAACAGTTGTCAGTAAAACAGTGCGATATTCAAGATAATCATAAAGCACAGTTATCAAGTGTTATGTCGACTGTTTTAGATATGTACAAAACACATTCAAGATCAAAGCTTATAGGCCAATTGAAAGAATCGGACTACGATGCTCTGGATGTGCAAGTTGGAGAAATAGAGAGCAATTCAACGTTTATCGGCTGTAAAAACTTTGTATTTAACATTTTAGATCTAAGTTGGCCAGAAATTCAACGAATGCAACAGAATGTACGTGCAATGGACGCGCTTACATATGAACTTTGTCTCAGAGTTAGAATGGGTATATTGTTAATGCGACATGTGTTTCCTTTTGAATCTATATGTATGCCATTGCTGTCAATGTTGCAAGTTCGCCGAGATGCTGCTACAACAGGACAACCATTTGGCGTTATTAATATTACACAACAACTAAGTCAACTATCTTTGGTGTGCCCAGAGTTGGTGACAAAAGTCTTGTCTGCCATGGTGCCTTCGGCGACTATTTAATCCTGATTTGCAATAATTATAACCGACGATCCAGTATAAAACATGAAATGTTTCATGTTGCCTCTAATTTCAAGTGCGGTATTCATTGTCATGTTCGACTTGTCTCTAGATTCGTGTTGTTGTAGGCTATTGAATAGTTGATATATGTAATGCGCATGAGAAGATTTTATTTTGGTAGAATGTTCCATAGGCTTTTTTGCTGGAATGACGAGTGGATTACCATCTTCTACAGAATCGAAAAGTAATTTTATACCACCTAAAACGGGCAAAACATTTATGATGATGTACGATTCGTTGAGTTTTGTTTTCTTTTTTAGACATTGTTTCAGTTGATCTATTCTAATCTTGCCTGTATTATACCAGCTGTCATCTTGTACTGGCCTATATGTTCTACATGTGTTTACACATGTAAATCTTATTTTAATTTCCGAGTCCAAAATAAAATTCATTTGAGTCAGTTCTTTGTTGCATGATATTATCACCGGTTTATCGTATTTAAGCTTAGATGTGAAATCTTTTAATACCGGTTTCTCTATATTATAATCACACATTATTGCAAATGGTGCAATGGATGGTAATGATATAACATCGCCGTGTAATATATAGATGTACTTCAAATCTCTACACGAATCGTTCTTTTTATGTAGAGCAGTTGAGTAGTTTGATAGAAAAACAATATGTTTACCATCTTTGGCATCTTCACACGTAAATATAAATTTGTCTGCAGATTTCTCAGATATTTTGTCGATAAAAGTTAATATGGCTTTCAGCCAAGTATACTCTGAAGATTTCACCTTAAACATAAACGATTCCATTATTAAATTAATATGTTTTATTTATGACGTTCAAATTTATAGGACGTCTCATACCACAAATTTCAAATGGTCTACACAGTGTTGTATACATAAATCATCATCTACATGATTACCATTGATACGTTTTACATCAGCAAAAACATTAGAAATACATTCTTGATTATAATGATATAAAGCACTAATTGGTTCATAATAATAGATTACATCGTTTTGCATATAGATTAGATTTGCATGAAGTTTTTCATTAATAGTACGATGTACTATTAAAATTACAGGAACAGTTGCAGCCAATTTAGAGTGTGCAGAGAGTCTGGTCTTGATACTCTTTATATCTTTGCACACCATCATGTTATTATGTATGTACATTTCAGTTAAAATTGAAACGCCTTTTACCATTTGGACTTGTCGTTTAAAACTATTCATGATTTAAATATCAGATTCTATTAAACGCTGTATCAAATCTTGGTCACTATACTGGGTTTCAGTTTCTTCGTATTCGATTTCTAAACACACCACACATTGCCGTTGATCATTTGGTGAATACGATATTACTCTTTGAATTCTTGGGTTTTCATACTTTTCTTTTAGAATATTTAGTAAATGCTGTTTTGCGTTGATATTATAGTACTTCCAATCGATCACCTCATGTACGACTTTCCTCATCGTGACGGCGTGGAGATATGGGATGGACTAATGTATTTGGTGAAAATTTAACAGATTTCAACTTCTTATCAACGTAATTTTGAAAACTGTCTTCTATAAGCACATTAACTTTACCGTCTTCTATTACTACGAGAGCTGGTATTTTCTGAATTGTGGGGAAATGCTCAATAGATCCATCTTTTAAGCGCTGCAAGGTTTGAGCTGAACATATATCAATAGAATCTCCAGCGATACTTTCAAGAAAACTTGTGCCGTACATTTCTATCATATCCCTGCAAGCAGGACTATCTTTGCTACTATATATTAGCAGCGAGTTCATTTATTTAAACAAATGAGTGATATATGTTTAATAAATACTAACCACGGTATACATAAAGGTATAGAAAATGCCATATCAAAAGGCTTCTCTGGGTTTAAAGATATTCTCGTAGATGTACAACCAATGGTGACGTGTGAAGGTCAAATAAATTTATATAAAAAAATAAACATTGCTGGTAAATATTTTACACATTTTCCATATTATTATGGAAATACCACTGATGGATTTTCCATAGTTCAACGGTTTGATAATTATACTTGTGATTACGATAAAGATAATATATTGTTACAGTTATATGCTTTTAAAGAATCGTTTGCATACATTTTTGGTATAACGTTATATATTAAATCGTTTGTCGTGGTAAAATACAACACTGTACAACATTACATGTTTAATAACAAATGCTGTTCTCTAGCAACTGACACAGTTCCAATTGTAAAACTGTCTCCAATTAAAACTTTGCTAGACGATGAAATATCACAGATCGATGTCACATCGGCACAATACAGATATACAACCCCTGGTTTTACAGTTAAATATTACTCGGATCCAGATTTCGTTTCAAGTCTACTTTTATCACCTACAAAATATGCACACAGTATCGTTCTCGATATATTGTCAACAGAATACAAGAAACCAAGACCACAATTTTGCAGCAAGCTAAAAATGTATATATATGCAAGAGAACAATGGAAACGTTTCGTTAAACTGAAATCCGATGTAGAAAAAATACTTGCACACAATAATGTATCATCGTATGATTTGGTATCACTATCCAATTGTATTGCTTTTATAGAAGATTACTATTGCAACAAACTACAACTATTTACACACACGCTTGATAGTGTGCAATATTCTCTAACACCGTGGGAAATTAGATATGTTTTAGAAGAATGTGGTTACAATAATCGTTTACACATGAGCGCTGAAGAAAAAGATTTCTACATCAAGTTATTTAATCTAATAAAATGACGACATACCCAAATGCATGGATTGTAGCGCCTGAAGAATTATTAAATCAGCCGCTTCGTTTTGATAGTCCTCGTACAGTCATTAATGGAAAAACTCCAAATGGTGTACTGCTAGTATCCAATAAGAGATGTCCCGCTTGTGTAGCATTCGAGCCGTATTTCACACAAGCTATCGAAGAGCTACAGAAAAAAGGCATCGTATCGATGGTGTTTGAATATGCCGGTGATGAAATGGGCATGCGTGCAATGCAAAAGATTGGTATAGATGCAACGCCAACACTTGTGCTTGTTAGAAATGGTATGCTCACCAACACTGTGCTCAGAGGAGCTACCAAAGATGTTGATAAGATAGTTAGATTTGCTTCGTAATTTGACATGTGTAATTTAGCAGTATGAATACACGTTGAATTTGCGTCGTAATTTAACATTCATGCTTTAGCTGTATGAATACATCAGTTAGTGTAGGACGAGTTTCCGGAATATAGTTTGTCATGTTAATAACCAACTTGCACAGTGTGTCATTGTTTATTTTCCAAAGCACTCGTTGTTGTATATTTCCACGAGCAATGTTGAACATGATATGATGTCTATCGAATCCAAAAATATGCTTGCATCCAGATAACAAATACCCAAATACACAACCGAGAGAAAACGTGTCTATAGCAAAAATGTGTTTGATGTTTCCGTTAAAATGTGTTTCAGGTGCACTCCATTTGATAGATCCTTTGCACTGAGGTGTACGCGATACTCGCTCCACACATCTCGCCCTGCTGAAGCCTGAGAGCTTCACCGCGCCGCGAGATGTAAGCAAAATGCTAGACGGTCGAATGTTGCAGTGGACAATGTTGAGGTAGTGCAAGTACTGCAGTCCGTTTACAATTTGGCAAAGATCCGGTAAACATCGGTTGTTTTTCAAAGACGTTCCACCCGGCTCTATTGCTATATAACTTTAAATGATTTTTTTAACTTTCATAATAAAATTTATTGATATACCCTTACATGAAATCTCGATCGCTTTCCGCTCGCAGATATCTTATTATGTTTTTGTGACGAATGTTGAGAAGTGATAATTCATCTCGATTACACTCAAACTTGCACAATTTTTTCACTACTACAGTGGCATAACCATACTTTCCACTAAAGGTACGAGAACCCTTCTTGTCCCATGGATTATAGCTGATCATACGCAGCATTATGAAACTAAAATAAAATGAGGCGTAAAATCATTGATGACGGCGTGTTGTTTGTTATATGCACGATAGTTGTTATATTTGCATGGTGTATAAACAAATATTTCTCTACATATAATATAAAATATAAGCTTTCAACACCTAAAGAGCGAGAATCAAAGGGAGAAAAAATAACCCGTAAACATTTACAAGAGACGTTTGGTATGCCGTTCAAAAAGGTTCGGCCAAATTTTCTAAAAAATCCACTCACGGGAAAAAATTTAGAATTGGACTGTTACAACGAACACTTGCGCTTGGCAGTTGAATACAACGGAAAGTACCATTACGATAAAAACCATGTTCATCATAGTGCTGGTATAGAATATAGAGATTCTCTGAAACGAAAGTTGTGTGCAGAAAATAATATAACACTTATTGTAGTACCATACAATATCCCATTTAACGATATTCCAAGTTTTATTGATGCAGAATTGCAACGAGTTTACTTTTCTCGCTTTATGTAATTCCTATGCATATAGAAAACACACAACATTTTTTACAAATAAACGGTGACGATGTCATCGAAGCAACTGCTGAAAACAATCGAAGCTGCATTGTCATGTCCGCAAATGAAATCTCCCAAACGATCGAGGTCTCCCCTCCGATCTCCCAAACGATCGACTCTCCGACTTTCACTCAAAAAGTCTCCTCTCCGAGCATCCAAGAAAAAAGCCAAGAGAGCATCACCCGCGAGAACGCCCGAGGTGAAAAATACTACGAAGTGTGTATCAATGACACCGAAGTCGCCCAAGAGAAAGCGTTCCAACTCGTCGAAAGTCTGCGCAAAATCAAATCATTGTACTACAGGATCAAATTCCGCTTGTTACGCCTCATCGAAGCCATTGAAGCAGATGAATTGTTTTAATACCAAGGGTGTAAAAGTTTGTGTTGTTTAAATACAAGAATGTTTAACCGATGAGTATCAATTGTAATATAAATTTCAAAACCGAGACCAAAAATCATGTCTCGATACACATTTAATTTTTTTATTGCAAAATAAAAAATATTTCTAAATAAACAATGTCCAATCAAAAAGAAGAACAAACTCTGCGCCTGACAATCAAGGTACCGGCGGGCTCAAAAGCCGTTTTGTTAAAAAGCGAAAAGAGGCGTAAGAAGTCACCTGCGAGAAAATCCCCTAAACGCAAGGCATGCAAAAATTAAAAAAAAAATCTTATTAATAAATGGTTAAACGTTCTAGAAGCAGATCTCGTAGCAAGAGCCGTAGCAAGAGCCGTAGCAGGAGCCGCAGGCGGTCCTCGAGCCGCACTCGCATGGGTGGACTTGGTGAGCGCGCAATCGATGTTTTGCGCAAACTCAGCCGTCGTCGCAGACGCAGGTGAACTATAGGTTTTCCATACTTTTAAAGCATGGAAAATGGATTCCAAGTTATTACGTCTAGCGTGTCTATGTTCATTAGTTTATGATGATGATGATCGTATATGCAAAATTCTACATTCGTTGAGTGAATTTAGCGATGTGAAATGTTTCAACTCGCACCATTCTCAGTGTTTTGTTTGTGTAGACCATAGACTCGAAAGCTGTGTTATTATATTTAGAGGAACAGATGATATTATCGATACTGTGAGAGACTTAAGATTTTTTCCAATGAGAAATACCGGTAGGTCGAGTAGCGGGTATGTTCACAGAGGATTTTGTAAATCTCTAGATTGTATATATGATGATGTTTTTAATTACGTAAATGAACTGAAAGCCGCATATAAGAATATAAATGTTATCTGCACGGGTCATTCTCTCGGCGCCGCCATGGCTACAATAATGGCATATAATATATCGGCGAATGAATTGTACACTTTTGGATCACCACGAGTTGGAACCAAGGGTTTTAAACGCGACCTGGATGCATCAGGCATTAAACATACACGAGTTGTAAACGGAAACGATATTGTAACCACAGTTCCCACTTCGTGTATTTATTCGCATCATGGATCGTTGTTGCAAATGGATAAATGTCAACATTTCGGAGTTACAAGTCATCTAATATGCAATTATATCAAAAACATTCAAGAATCTTGTGCTGATAAGTATGAAACTTTATCGAGGCTTGTAAGCAAGTGTATAACCAAAATTTAACTCACACAGTGAAACGCTATAGAGGTCACCATTACAAAAATGTGCGCCGCGCCGATATCACTACACTACACTTTGGGTAAATTATTTTATTTAAATGAGTTTTTTATATCTAAAAATATGATTTGTAGACTTTTCGAACGAGGTGGAGTTTGCTATTGCTCGCATAGAGAAAGAAATGCCAAACACATTCAGCGTCAGACGTGTTGGAAATACGGTGATTATTTCAAGTACTCCGAATAGATGTGGTTGTCGGTTGTATAGTGCATTTCAAAGCGACGTGTTTTACAGTTCTGGTAAAATTACGTTTGAGAATGGACTCGAGTGTTGTATGAATCGCTACACTCGAGCACGAGAAATATCGTCTCGAGGCGATTCGTCTTTTCACGATTCGTTAAACGAATCGCCTTTTGACAACTTGGGCAGCATTTGCTGTGCAATTTGCGATGGGGATTATAGCGAGTTTATAAACAGTAAACCATGTGATTTGCACATGCAAGTTGACTCTTAATCTGTTTATAGATTGAAGTTTCATCGGAATGCAATTACAGCGACGCTTTATGCATCACTAGAATATTTCACGAGCCACGTTCTACAATACAAGATGGTGTATTGACAATGTATTTTGAATTGAATTAGATTTATATGGTTAATTTAAATACAATAAACACATTTTTATCTCAAGTGAGCATATTTTATTTTTTATCCATCGTAAGTGTGAATTTATTTTTTTATCACGCGAAAATACAATTTAGGTGTATCACATGTGTATTTAATCCAACTCTGGTTTTATCTTGAGTGAGATTCCCATACAATCCAATTCTTGTAACACATTTTTAGTTGCATATGGTATAATACAACTGTACAATTCTTTTGTTCTACAAATATGACACTGCTCGACGTAATTTGATTGAACATTACACTTTGAGCATATTCTAACTTTAAAACCATCCGATTTCGATGCCACTGTCTCGTGCTGGAATTTCTGTGCACCGTGGCTCCTTAGGGCATCGAATTCCATTTCTCCTACACGCATACCTCCGTTTTGTGATCTGCCAGAATTTGGTTGACGCGTTAGTATGGTAATTGTACCGCGATCCCTTGCGTGTATTTTTTTCTCGGCAAGATGGTTTAATCTATGGTAATACACTACTCCTGTGAATATTGTAGACTCCATTTTTCTTCCCGTCATGCCGTTATACAACACTTCATTACCGTCTTCACTGTAACCGTTGTCTACGAGCCACTGTTTCCACACTGGAGCAGTATTTTCACGAAATGCAGTTGCATCTCTAGCAATATTTAATATATCATCGGGTCTAGTTTCATCTTCACCGTTTAAACAATATGCTTTTGCCTGGGTCGATGCGAGTAGTTGATTAATTGTCATTCGCGAAGGAAAACACAGTGGATTTATAATAAGATCAGGTTTCATACCATCTTTTGTAAATGGCATGTCCTCTTCTGGTAATACTATTCCACAAGTGCCCTTTTGGGCCATTGCAGAACAAAACTTGTCACCAATTTCCGGTACATTCAACCTCTGTACGACGATTTTGACAAGTTTACCATATGACATGTCTTCTACAATGATTCTAACAACCTGACCGAAATCCTTATTCGATGCAATTAGTGAACATTCCTGTATATTATTTTTCGCGGTTCCATTGTGTCTAAATACTCGGTCTAAACGTTCAAATCTATCCAGTGTTTTGATTTTGCCCACGAGCACCGTCTTGTTTTCCACTATAGATCGGTTGCGTATAATACCATTTTCGTCAAGCATTGAATAATCGTAGTCAGAGTTTCTTATTGGCGGTATGCAAAACTCTTCATTGTCTGCAGTTTTCATGGTACAATGAAACGTGTGGCGTGTGGTACTGTGAAAAAGACCCCTGTCAACACTTGCTTGGTTTAGAATGATACTATCCTCTTGGTTATTTCCCGTATAGCTTGCAACTGCGACTATGGCATTCATACCGTTTGGAAATGCGTCAAAGTTACATATTATTGCAGGCTTGGTAGTTATCAGTGGTTTTTGAGGAGAGCAGAGCTCAAACATGTTTGTTTCACTCAAGTTATTTGAGTTTGGTATCCTGCCCATAGCTTGTTTCTGCATCGATGTCATAAAACATGTTCTAGATGCCTGTGTTTTATTTGCATATGGTATAGATGCTGCAGAGTAGCCCAATGTTACAGTCTCGTCGATTTCCATATATTTCGTGGTGTCTGTTACATGTTGAGGGTTGTAGCATATTGACGAGCCGTACGCCCCGCGGAGCGGCGAATCCTTCAGCTCTGATGGATTTACAAATGCTATCATTCCTAGATTTACCATATCTTGAAACATTGTTACAGAATTGGAATTGATACATTTCCAATATTTTTTACAACGTTCCACGTTTAAGACGGCTCTTACGAATCGACCCGAATCCGTGTCGATGAAAATATCTCCGTCTCTGTAGATTGCACAATCAACGGGTAGATAATATGTAATTTTCAGATTCTGCAATAGTTCAAGCATTTCATTTGCTCGTGTGGTATGAAATTTAATCAGCCCATTGATATTAATGTTGATTCTAGAATCACTTCGCGGCATTTCACGACTCCCTGCAGAGCAAAGCGGCGAGTCGCCGTTTACGGCGCCCGAGCCGCAAAGCGGCGAGTCACCCAGCTCGCAACACAGTGACATAAAATCTTCGTTATCCTTTAAACAATCAACAATTTGCGATGTACATGTTCCAGTTGTAATGTAAGCAAGTGAGGCAAGAGATTTTACACGTCCTACATTTTGACCTTCTGGAGTTTCACACGGACATTCGTATCCGATAAAGCTTGGATGAAATTGTCTATTTTTGCCCTCTTTTCCTCCATTTTTGTCAGGATGCATGTATCTATTGTTTATACTAACCATGCTCTGTAGAGATACTTTTGGATTTACAACCTGTGATACACCATTTCTAATCCACTGATTTTTCTGTACGCCCCATTTGCCGGTAGAGAACGCATATTTTATATTACTTTCAACCTGTGCTTTACATTGCAAGGTTTCAATCGGAGGCAACGTTCCTTCATCTAGAGCAGTTTTTGTGTATTGGTTACAAAATTTCTTTATAAGCTTTTTCAGCAAATCCGAGAGTAAAAATCCTGGAGTTTCTATTCTCCTATACATTGCATGTGAAGGATTATCCTCTGGCATAATATTGTTATACACAAACAACAAGCGTTTAAGCATGGAAAGTAAAAGTAGACATCTTTCAAGAACTGAGCCTCTGACTCCGATATGTGGAAATATTTCGCTACAAAGTATATATTTGATTGTGTACTTGTCTTTATCCATATGGGACAAGAATTCGGCCGTAGACACTTCTTCAGTCAGAGACATGTATCCAGCCTGCAGTATTTGCAGCTGCTGTCGCAATGATAAGCTATCAAATTCTCCAATTTGTTCACGTATGAAATCCCACTCTAGCCCGTAAAGTTTCAATACGTGTAAAAGCTCAATTGGTTTTCTAAGTCCCGGTATCGACGCTAGAATTGTACCATTATCAACAAACAGTTCTATTACAGTAGAATGAGTCGTTTCTTCATTTATACTTCGCATGGTGCACATCAAAACCGTTTTGGATCCTTTTTTAGAAAAACATTGTGCAGTGTTGTATAGTGCACGAGTTTGAGATATTAAATGTCTCGATTTTCCTTCTATTATGAAATGACCTCCATCGTCATCACCAAAAACATTTGATCTCTCGTGGCAGAGTGTAGATTTTAACATTATCGGTATTTTAGTAATCGTTTGTTGGCAATCGATGACGGGTCCTGTTGGCAAGTGTCGTACGACATCTGCTACGATGGTAGCCGCGTATATTTTGTCACAATCGAGTGCGCGCTGTACACCGCTTTCACATGGTATAATCTTCACATTGGTAAACTGTATGTTGTGTAAAAAATTTTCCACTTCGAGCAATTTGGAAATTTCTTTCAGTATACAGTTATCATATGTGGAAATTGCTAGATATGAAAGTCCTCTCGTTTTTACATATGCTTTGAATATTAGCATACGCTTATTTAAAAAGTCTTCATATGATTTAAACATATTCTTTACGGTTGCTATATATGCACTGAAATATAATCAATATGTCACATTAACATGTATTGCATCGAACAGATTGCCAGTGGTGGAAATGGAATGGTATACAAAGGAAAATATCACGAAAAAGATGTTGCCATAAAATCCGTTCGACGAAGTGTTGCAATAGAATTTGCTCTGATAGCAAACATAAAGCATGAAAATATTGTCAGATATTACGCATGGGAAATGGATTCCCGTCACACGTGAGTATTTTATCGAGGAGTTTGAAAATAGATCGTATATCGAATATGTATTTTATAGACATATCATCATGGAGCTGTGTGCATCTACATTGGACGCTCATATAAATCGTACATCTATAAACACCATGATGCAAATTGCAATCGGTGTACAATATCTACATTCTCTTGGCATTGTGCATCGCGACTTGAATCCAAGCAACATTCTAGTATCGTTTAATAACGTTCCGAAAATAGCAGACTTTGACCTCTGCACGAAATGGAGCTGCGAGACTTTGAATGTTGGTACACCAGGATGGGTTCCAGCTGAAGTTAACTATTCATATAAATCAGATATTTTCTCTCTGGGTTGTATATTCGGATATTGCTTAACTGATGGACATCACCCGTTTGGTAATCTAGAAAATAGCAATACAAATATACGCATGAATAAGTTGTATTGGAAATGTTACTACAAATGTGGAAAGTTTAAAGATTTTATAGATAAAATGTTGAGTTATCACATGCACATGAGACCCACTGCAGATGAAACTGTAATACACATGCAACAATTGTAACACTTGAGATATGTACGCTATACGATGTTATACATGCGGTAAAGTAATTATACCGGAGAAATATTTCGAATTGTTACGAAAAGGATATACACAAAGGTATTAACCGATCGCACTGTTTACGGATGTTTACTCAGAATTATATCTAGGAACGCCCTTGATATCTTAAGGCTTAGAAGATATTGTTGTCGTAGAATGGTGCTGTCGACTAGTATATAAGCTTCGTTTCACGCGGAGCGACTCGCTTCATATCTAACTCTTCTCCATCACACCGAAAATATTCTTGTTTTTTAAAAATGTCCTTCAAACGTAATCTTAGTTTAAATTGTGTTGTGATCATGTCTTTGATTTCACATGTTTATGTTTGCGAACCCGGTATCAACTTAGAACAGGAACACGGGTTATGTGAAATTCCAACAGTTCCAGTTATAGTAATTGAAGCATTTCTAAATGACACCTTTAGTAGAACAATATGCTCTTCGTACTATCGGCCAAATACCATTATTTACATGGGGTGTATCGAAGGATATGTAGCAATATATTCTGGTGGTGTAACTAACACTTGTAAACAAAATGGAGAGTGGAGTGAGGAATTTGTGCGCTGCGGTATGTAAATTATTTTTTGCATCAAGAAGCTTTAATATATTTCTAACACTAGAAAGGCAAATTTGCTGGTGGCCCATATCTGGAGAAGTTACATATAATGGCAAGGTTTTACATCAATATGGAAAAGGATACCCGCATGGAAGCGAGATTGTAACAAAAGGTTTAAGATGTGTTGGACATTCTTGGATTCCCATTGAAACAGTTTCCACTGAAGTCGTTCCCACTGAAGCGGTTTCCACCGAAGTCGTTTCCACCGAAGTCGTTTCCACTCGTCCGCGCGAGCTTGTTGCATATGCAATTGTTATGGCAATATTTATTGTGGTTGTCAGCATTTGTATGTTGTTGGCAAGCTGTTATGTACCCACATATCAACCTGTGAGCAAATAAAAGTTTGGGGCCTCCGGGCAAAAAAGTTTTTTCCCGGGGACCTTTTCCAAAAAAAAATTTCAAAAAATTTTTTGAAAATTTTTTTTTGAAAATTTTTTTTGGAAACTCGTCCCGGAAAAAGAAAATTTTGAAGCCATCAAAATCATATGTGAAAATGATTACTTTATATAGTAGTTTTTGATAAACATATATATTACTGTACCGTTTAAGCCTGTTTACAGAGAATACATTTTTTTTGAAAGATATTTTGATAATAAAATGGTTAGAGATAAAAAAGAAGCACTGAAAACGTTGAATGATGTTTTCACCACCGCGTTTGTTGGAGATTTGCAGAAAGTGTTGAATGAGTCGACAATTGGTATTATCCGGTCCAAGTGGGAATCTCCAGAGATTCAAAAGTCCATTGCAAACAAAGCTTTTGGTATCAAGGGTAAGAATTTCCTTCCCGGTCCAAAACGCAATCGATCCGCTTTTATGTTTTTCTGTCAGGAACGTCGTAAGGAGCTCGCTGAAGAATTCAGCACCAAACAACCCAATGATTGCATGGTTATTTTGGCAAAAATGTGGCGTGAAGTTGAACCTGAGAACAAGGAGAAATACGAACAAATGGCCCTTGAAGACAAGGAACGCTATAATAGCGATAAGCAAAAGACTAAATCATCCACCCAGAGTAATAAGAAATCATCGTATATTCTTTTTTGCCAAGATGAAAGATCTATTGTCAAGGAACTTTACCCTCACATGAAGACCAAAGAGATTACTGCAGAACTTGGCAAGCGCTGGAGTGAACTTAAAATCAACAACAAGGAAAAACACAAGGAATATGTGTTGAGATCGCAAAATTACATGTTTGGAACTCCCACAGATGAAACGAGCATTGATACTGCTCAAGAAGATGTTCCGGTGGAAGTTGAAGCACCCGTCGTCGTACAAGAGCCTCCCCGTGAACAAAAAAAGAAGAGTAAGCGTAAGTAAATGTATAATTTTATTTTAATGTGTACAACACATTAAAATGTTTTTTAATCCACTCTATGTTATTGCCCTTAGTTCCGTATGGACGAGACGCCCGTGAAACGGCGTGAAGCGCCGCCCTGCGGAACGGCGAGTGTTTTAGTATCCTGCAAGTGTACGATATCCCCTTGCACTCTGAACCATACCATGGTCTGAGGGCGCAGGCTGTTTAGCACTAACTAATCCAATGTTTGCAAGATGGCATTTTCCGTTGGTATTGATTGAGCTGGACATTTGTTGTCCAAATTGTCCAGCGTGCAAGTCTTGGAAGATTTGGTTTTTGTACATGGTTTCCTTTCTCTGGAGATTGTCAAAATCTCCAAAAACACCTTCGGGGTTCAAGTTGATGAATTGGAAATATCTAGGTCGTACAACCTCGATTTCTCTGGCAACCAACTCTAATGGATCGTTGCAGCCTGCAGATTTGTTGGTCAACGACATGATGTTGGCCTCTCTGCCGTATTCGTCGTATGGTCTGGGCATCGGACATACTCTACTGTCCAAACCCCCGATTATTCTATCGGAAAAAACTTGGGGGGCCATTCCAGCACTTACTTTACATGTTTTTAAAGATCCTTCTAAAGATAGTGGTCCTGACATTTTATTTTAAACAGATTCTATCGGAAAAAACTTGATGTGCCATTCCAGCGTAGTCGAGTTTCATTTATGAAATATTGTAATGTATTTTAGATATTATGCGCGGTGGGTGCATGTATAAATAGTCCTTACTTTTTAACTGTGAAATTGTGCTGTAAGATTGATTTTCTTTTATGTTATTTTCACGAAATAGTGTTACATTGGTTTCTGTTGGCTCTCTACCCAAGTTGACATACGATCGCGTGGTGGTACCATTTGGACTCTTGTGGTATATTACTCCATATGAATCAGTATTATTGAATGGACCATCTGTAGTAGTATAATATTCTATTTGACCACTTACAGGTGTATTTTTCCCATATCCTATAGTGTATGCTGGATAGTCTCCTGGCTCTATAATACCTGCCTGTGGAACCGTTGCAAATTGTAATACTTCGTCTCTCATATTGGTATATCCATACGGCTTATTGACCACATATCTTCCATTATACATAAAAGTGTTTTTATCTGGGTCTGATATAGAATTAAAATAAACGTACATTTATTTTAATCATGTCTAGCAATATTCCTGACGGGGCGACATGTGCGTCGTGTGCAGTTGAAATCATACACGACGGAGAATATTTCTGTAGTCACACTTTTCACAAAAAGTGTATTAGGCGCATGGGTATAACTAGCAGAAAATCTTGTCCCATATGCAGTAATAGTGTAGATGAGATAAAGAGAGGTGATAGAAGCGAAAATTTTACACGTTTTATAGAATCGTTTATAAAACCGGCAATGCACGAGAAAGCGTGGGACGATTATTGGGAAACAAACAAAGCAATTCATATGGCAAAATTTGATGCTGCTTTTACGTGTGAAGATGTGGATGTTACATCACCTAAAAATTATCAACCATATGAGAAATGTGGAGACCCTATTATAACGTGTTATTTGGTGTTGGAGTTTTTTAAACGCAATCCTCAAACTTTTAACAAGTCTGGAGTAGAACTAAATGCTAGAAATCAAATATGTCTCTCTGCAGGTACCCATCACGCAAAAATGGCTTCGTGTAATAATTTTGAACCGTACATTACAGCTCGCTACGGCAGATGGAACAACGAATGTGAACGAATACAGATATTGGAAGATGTGTTTGAAGCATTTATTGGTGCATGTGTTATAGTTGCAGATGATTTTCTTAACGGTTCAATTATAGGATTTTCCATGTGTATTGTAATGCGTGTATTACACGAATTGTATAAAAATGTAGAAATGACTATATCTCATACTAGAATGGTAGACTCTAAAAATAGACTTAAAAATTTACTAGAAAAAAACAAAACAAAAATGCCTGTAGTCGATAACAAGTTTCACAACGACGTAGTTGTTGTGCAAGGTGTCGGCGGAGAACCTGAAAAACTTACAGTTTCAACGGTGTACGATAAGAACATGAATGTTATCGGCACCGGAAGAGCCAATAAAAAGAAGGACGCAGAGCGAATAGCAGCAGAGAGTGCAATTGAGTACTTGGTAACACATCGTCAGTATATAGAGTACGTTCCGGCTATATACAAGACATATTGTTAGCGTCCTTATAACTGTTAAAATTGATACATTTAAAAGCCACAAAACCAATTGTAATAATCATGTCTTCAGTGAAAAGTGCAACAGTTGTAAAGTCGCCTAACCCTAACTGGGTAGGTCTTTCAATCAACAACAATATTCAATCAATTGACATTTGCAATTTGGACCTGTCTTCGGTCGATGTTCAGATTGGTAAAGATTCCAACCATGCCTTTCTGAACTTTTACACCAAGATCCTTAATCCAACGCTCTATAATGGCAAGAAATATTACAATTTGAACTTGTTTGAGCAATTTTATTGTGCTGCGAATAGAGGATATACTAAAAATGTAGATCCGTTTCGTGAGAAAGTACTCGGTCGACTAACAGAATATTTTAAAATGGAAGACGTGCGCAAATTTACATTTAAAGAATATGCAGAACTGCTTTCAACTAAACCGCTCGGTGACCCGGTACCGATTGGATTCGATCTCGATTTGTGCAAAGATAAGAACCTTTACACGGGCCTTTCCATGCCGGATAATAAAAGTTTGGAAGAACTTGAGAAGGAGATGAAAACGATTGGATATTATGACATCACTGAATATTTTAAGGCACCAAAACCACATAAATTAGATACGAGCCACTGCACCAATAAGAGTGTGTGTAGAAATATCAACGGATACATTATCTACTTGGTACCTGAAGATTTGTTTTTTAAAGATTTCAAGTCGGAGCACTTGCAAGTAAAGGACAAGGAAGTTCAACTGTCGCTTGCAACGTGTAACAAGAAGGCATTTCCGTTTCAGCCAACCACTTACGGTAGACCAATTCGATCGGATGAATCTAGGATGCCTGTTAGAATTTCAGGGCCCAAAGATGTTGTAGGAGACGCCCAAAAATTTATTCAAGCGCCGCTTTTTGGTCGCAATTATTTAACCACTCCAACTGTTCACGAAGGCTCGATGTTGGAAGAGCGAAAGCTTTTTTGGTGTATGGTGCTTGCGATTGAGAAGTATACTGCACTTGAAGAAGCCATGCAAATTAAATTGTGGTCATCGAGTTCATGGAAAACTAAAGAAAAAGACAGCAAGGATAATGTCATTAAGAATCCGATTACATCTTTTGATGTCAGGCTTGCGCCCAGAAATGCTTTGTATCTAAAAAAATCTAGTAAGATGCCAGATATTAAAGCTAAAGTCTTGGAAACCAATGAACTTAAAAATTTTAGCGATGATCAAATTAAATGGATTGTCAGGTGGAACATGAATGGTCAGATTTCTCCATTTTTGTATTTGCGATACAATGAAACATCTTTTGAATTGTGTGACATTTTTGAAATTCCCGAACAATTTAATACTAAGAACGGTACTGTTCAACGATGCAATTTTGACAATGCATCTTCTCTTAAAGAGAATGAAGATTTTGAAAAGTATACAAACAGGGTTGAACTTGCACCCGGAATTAAAACCGCCGCACATTGCAATCTTTTTGCCCATAGGATGGTTTTAATACCTAGAATCACGATGACTTTTAAAGATAATTCTTGCTCTATGCGATTTGTTGTAAGTCATATGTGGGCAACTATTATGCCCGAAAAGGATACTGCCAACAATGATGTAGAAGAAGATTATAGTGCATATGAAGAGGTTGCAACGATTGCGCAATTGAAGACTGAAGAAGGTTTAGCGGATGATGTTTCTGAAGACGAAGAAGAGGTAGATTACGATGAAGATAGTTTTGAAAGTAGCTAATTGTGTTTTTTATAGGGGCCAGATGCAAAACGAAGGAAATGTGACGAAGAAGAGGTAGATTACAATGAAGATAGTTTTGAAAGTAGCTAATTGTGTTTTTTATAGGAACCGAAATTTGACGTGGAAGAATCATACGATTTTTAGCTTTAGATACTGCCTATACTATGTTTTTTTAGCTTACATGTGTACACTGTATCTATACCATTTTTTTAGTATATAATATGTACGTACACTTTTTTAATGCTCGTTCGAGTATTAAAATTACAATGTTGTTTATGAGTGTTGACTGAAATAAATGTTTGTATTTGGTTATGGTAAACAAAGCAGTGTTAAAAAAAGATGGAATAATACACAGCCATGCAATTGTGGACATTGCTATGCCGGAACTGAAGTTTTAAAATGTCCTAAAGATAAGAATGGAGTCTTGGATTGGAATATTGGTTGGGAATCGTGTTGTTTTACATGTCCCAGTAAAGCAATATGTGTCTCTGTGGATCGAGACGACTTTTTCATTGGAAATAGTACCAAGGGAAAAAATCCTCTTGTATCTGCAGAGTGGCACGTTAAAGCCCCAAAGGTTGTATGTAAATACAATTCTGATGATATTGACACTGCAGAACAGATGAATGCATTCAAAGCTAGATTTCAAGTCGAAGACTATACACAGTTGGCGTTAATTGTATTTTCGAGACAATCGTTTAAGTGTCCCGTTGGAATGACTTCATGTTCAATGCTACTTGCAACAGATGAACTCGGTGAGCTGTGTAGAAAGTTTGTTGAGAAGAATGATGTGTTGTACGATACCATTGCGCACAAATATTGTTTCCAATATAACACCCCAGATTGTGCATGTATTAACAGAGGACAAGAGAAATCGTACAACACTCTAAAGCTATCGTATCCATATGATGATTCTTGTTGGTATTCTCCTTGTGCCGACGGCGATCGACATTTGGTACCCAAAACAATGTCTAAGAAATTGTGTCCAAAATCTTTATGCGGTTCATTTACTATAATTGGTGGGGTGGGTGGAAATGTGAGCAAGTCTAACAACACAGATGTTGTTCAGTGCGGAGAAGGACTAAAAACCAGCGCGCCTCCAGTGGACATTGTTAAAGCCATCAAAGATTCACAATCACGATATTATATTTATATAGGCGCAGCCATACTTGCTTTGATTGTTATAAAAACATTGTGTCGTCGATAGAATATGTTACTTTTTCATCTGTACTCACCGTCAACACCTCCAAAAACTGAAGCGTTAAACAGAATATTGAAAAAAAATGAGGGTTCGCCGTGATAATGAAACAGTCTCAAAAACTAAAATGTCTGAAAAGAAATCTGGAAAAATTCGAGCGTTGAAGGAAATTTTACCACAATTTTATGAATTGGTCGATGATGTGACGGCTTGGATGAAAAAACATGCTGCTGCTTGCCCACCGGACGCCATACCTATACTACTGGGCTATTGTTCACAATTGTGCGAGCAAGGTGGTACTGTTAGGAAAATTATGCCACCGAAACGTGTGCGAAAACAACCAACAGGTTTAACCAGAGCCGTGAGGCCTACCGACAAATTTAGTGAGTTTATTGGTAAACATGTCACACATGTTAACATTACTAATTTAAAAGGACTTATGCGTGAACATGAAGGTGGTAAATATTACCATGTTGAAGAAAAAAAGCACTACGATGAACATGGCAATGTACAAAAAGTTGTAAAAGAGAGTTTTATCCTACTAACTCCGGAGATTCGAAACGTTTTTGACATTCCAATTGACCTGTATCCTGAAACGGTCGACAAGTTGAGTGTAAATAAATTTTCACGATTTGCAAAGAATGTACAGAGCGGTGGAGAATGGAATCGCGATATTATAGATTTTCTATCAGAGTTTACTGGATCTGCTATTAATATTAAAGAAACTGAAACTAAAGTTCACAAGTGGTTCATTGACTATATTAAACTGCACAACCTATCTAAAAAAGCACTCGAGTTCCAGAATCTGTGTACAGAAAAAGGAATTTCTCCCGAAGAATACAAAGAGGACTTTGCTGCATGTTTTGACAATAAGAATGTTAAACTACACTATGTATTCTGCGATGATGCTCTGAAAAAACTGTTTGGAGTAAATTATTTTGAGAAGCGCGAGTTGAAACGCATGTTACAAGAAAAGCGTGTTACAAAGGAAATTTTGTAAATAAATGACTAGTCTTGATGTTTGTAGACATCACGACGATATTTGCGAGAGCACAAGTGAAAGTTGCACAAGTAAAACTTGCACAAGTGAGACTTGTACAAGTGTAACACCCAAAAATTCTAAAAATAGAGTATCTCACATTCTTTATGATTCATTGTCATATCTATCTGCAATAAATGTAAATTATGTAAAAGAATATGATAAATGGTTTGGAGGAGATGTTATTCTACTCCACACTCATGTGACTCCTGTTGGTATTGCTAACGTAAATTTATATTTTAATGGAACAAAAATTTGTTTGAATATGATAGTTGTTGATAGTGTAGTGGAATTTGTATTGCTTGGATGTGACTTTACGGTAGCATATAATAAATGGTTACGGCACAATTAGAACGTAGAGCATATGAATTGGGTGCAATTTTTATTGTAGACTCTTGGGTCAAGCATAAAAAGTATGCAGTATTTTATAATGATAAGTGGATACATTTTGGTGATAATAGATATGAAGATTACACCACACACAGAGATGATGATCGACGACAAAACTATCTGTCTCGATCTACAAACATTAGAAATAAACATGGGCAAAAGACGTATAAAATCAAGACTAGTCCAAATTATTGGGCAGTGAATCTTTTATGGTAAACGTTTCGACGATAATTTATTTCGAAATGTAAGTCTAAACAAGATTTTGATATCGGGGGATCCCAATATTATCCATCGTGTTTATAACAGATAAAATGAATGCGGTAGACGATTCATTAAAAGTATAAAAATGTCGGAATTTCCACACAGTGTTTTCAAGGGTGGTAACAACCTGTATTATGTTAGAAATGAGAGACAGACTTTACAGTCACCAAGAATTTTAAAACAAACTAGATATATGATAGTTACACCAAAAGGTAATCACCAGACACTATTTTTGAGCACTAAAGCATGTGATGCAAACGAGCTTAAGATTGCTGCCGATAAATTTTGTTCGGATAGTATGTTACTATCCGAAATGTTCTATCCAACTAAATCACATGTACTATCTCGTAATATAAAATCTACACATTCCACTGCTAGTGTAATAGATGAACTGAACAAACTAAAGTCAACAATTACGGATTTCACACAAACGGATATGCGTAGAGTAGAAGATTATGCGATAAAGCATAAACAAACTATAAAAAAAGAACGCGATATTCTTGATTCTATAAAAATGTATTCTGATATAGAAGATTCTAAATTAATTAGCAATTCATGCTCATATGAATTTATTTCGGGTCATTTGAAAGAGGATGCCTTGATGGAGACTGCCGCAATTGATAATCATATCGACCTTGCACATTTTAAAGCATGTCAAGGAAATTGGATTCAGAATGCATACAGAGTGTTTAAGGGTTTATCTTTGGATGATATATATATAGAATACATAGAAGCCAAAGCTAATGTTAAACGGCAAATAGAGGCACTTGTCGAGGTGCATAGAGCCGCGTAGTGTCCTGAAGGGACGCCCTGTGGAGCGGCTCGGGCGCCAAAGGCGACTCGCGGCTCCGCCGCTCGGGCGCCAAAGGCGGCTCCGCCGCTCGGGTGCCGTTACTCGTGTCATTTAGAGCTACGTGCAGCGTCACTTGACGGTTCGTACTCTACGGCTACCGATACGACAGCTATCGTAATTATCATAAGCATTACAAATATTCCAATAAAAAAGAGTGCTGCAATTATCGCACCTGCAGTAGAAGATGAATCATCTACAACATAATATACATCAGTTTCTTTCGTTGCCATAGTTTATTTATAGCTTTTCAGATTTGTCCACTTTACTTTATTTTTTTAACAAATATTGCAAACAGAAATGGTATTTCTCCAATAGATTCCATTGTTTATTTAGCCACATCTGGTCAGGCTGCCATAAATCCTACGCTTACGCGAGCGCTTACGCGAGCGCTTGCATGGCAGCACTCGGTTGCTTCGAGTACGAGCCCTTGATCGCCGCTTCCGTTGAGTAAGAGCCTTTGCTAGATGTTACCATTGTATATATTGCAATTATCATGAACATTAACATGACCAGTAAAACAATCATAAACATTGCCAGAGCAGTGTTAGCTATAAATAAGAAAAAGCCTTGCTGTTCGGGCTTCATACTTTATTTTAACGTAAATATATATTTAAAATTGACAGACATCTTACACGCAAAGTATGCTTTGAATACAGATTTGAAAAAAAGCATTTTTAGCCAGCTCATTTCCAAAATCTTTTTCAATGATGATTACTTGCTGTGATGTAGACGACTTTGCCTGCGACAGAGCTGCAGAAAGCAATCACTTGGATTGTTTAAAAGCACTCTATGAAAAGGGTGTTAGAATGGATGAGTGCACAGCTGCAACTGCAGCAAAGCATGGTAGCTTAGAGTGTTTAGTGTTTATTGCAAGTAAGATAGGATTGAAATGCAGTTCCATAACGTACAATGCAGCTTTGGGTGGAAAATACCTATGTCTACGATACGCCGTGGAATATGGATGTGAAATAAATAAACACACTTTTATCGCGGCTATCAAAGGTGAAAACATGGCAAATATCCAGTACTTGTGCGACGTGGAATGTGAATGGGATGAAGATGTTATAAATTTCGCCGCATATGATAAAAGTTTAAAATTCTTCACATATCTTTTGTACCGAGGATGTCCGTGTGATTATAAAGAATGTGTTTCGTTTGCCGCACAAACAGACCAGTGGAAGATAGTTGCTGCCATTGGAAAATACAAGTCTTGAATTTTTTTATGTGTTTACACATAAAAATATGAGTAGAGTACGTCGTTTTTAATTTCTGTCTGGGATTTGGTTGGTAGAAATACTGGACCATCGATCGCGAGCCGGGAACCCGAGTTGTCATCCGATGTGTACAGAACGTTGTTTGCTATGGCAAAGATGTTGTTATCTTGAGTTGATATTATAGATGGGCGCTCGGGTAATTGTAACATCTTTCCACATTTACATTTAACATAATTTTTCTTATACATCAAACCCATTTTACATTTATCACATATCAGCGTTGTAATGTTGCCCAATCCAACTACGCCGTCAACTGTTGCATACAGTGTGTCACGTTCGAGTATCCTAACGCCAATGGCGTTTTCATTTGTACTTTTTACAAATGAAACATCGTATATTCCCGTCGAGTAAATGTCATGTTTTTGCTCTACACGCATTTTTTCTACATTGTAAAAGATTATACTTAGACCTTTTCTATACTTTACTGCCACCAAATAATCCTTTAGAGGGTACAATCGGCAATATTCCGAAATTTCCGGTATTTTCAAAAGCGCATGTTTCCATAGATATGTATGAGTTTTCTGGAATATAATATAATCTCTTGATATACATTTTGCAATTGTGTTTTTACTATCCAACTGTTTCATGTCCAAACACACAATTTTAGTTTTTCTAAATTTATCAATGATCGTTATATTTTCGTTCTTATCTTTAATGATTATATATTTGTCAGTTTCGGATAGAATCTTGTTGGATTTCCCCACATTTATCTTGTATCTTACAAAATTGTCTACGCGTGTTACATTTTTCTGAACATCATCTAGACCACGTCTAAACTCGGCCAACGTATTACATGTAGCCGCAAATGCCATTAAAAGTGGCTTGTACATTTTGTTGCATCCAAACATTTCATTGTCGATAATTGCTTCATATCCCATAAAACTATATATCCGGTTTTCGATATCAATGAAATTGCCGCTAATTTTCAACTGTTGTAACACGTCCATGTTTATTATGCAAAAATAAAATTGCAAAATCTATACACTGGCAACTCTAGCACGTGTAGCGTGCACAATTTCTGGTGCTCTGAAATGGTAATGGGTTCGCCCGACCAATTTTCTAAAAGCAATACAATCTCAATGGGTGAAACTATAATGCTATTTGCCACGGTCAATCTACTATCCAAACTAGAAATAGCAACAATCTGTTTATAATTTGTTTTAAACCGAAGTCCTGTATGATACGTGTACTTTCCACCGGCTTCAATTGTAAACCGTTCACCTGCAGACAGAGTACCCGTCAACGGCTCATAGTTTATACCGAATCTGGACGAGTATAGCATGGTTCGGTACGGTTTTTTGTTTTTAATATACATTATTAGTGCAAAGAGTGCCAGAAAGACAATTATAGTATACATTTATTAACAAAAAGATTATAGATTGACTATACCAATATATTACATTTATGGTACATATACAATATAGTTATGCAGAAAGCTACCGCAGAAAGCGACCGCAGAAAGCGACCGCAGAAAGCTACCGCAGAAAGCGACCGCAGAAAGCTACCGCTACATCACATTTATTGTACACGTAACCCCGCAGCTTTCTTCGAGGTCATCTAATCGCTGCTGTATTTCGCATATCTTATCGACTATGGTTATATAATAATCTATAGCCAACTCTGGATAAGGAAAAGATATGAATAATTCATCGTGACTTGAATTGTATATTGCAAACGATGGCTGCACATGTCGTATTATCCACTCTTGGAAATCTAGCATGTCCATGTCTGAAAAGGATGTAAGTATATCAAAATCTAACGACCCTTGTATTGTGGATGCATGGTCATTTAATTGTACATATAATCCCATATACATTTATTTAATGCCGGGTCGGTCTGGAAAAAAATATTTTCCGGGAGCTCCTAATTTTTTTGAAAAAAAATTTTCAAAAAAAAATTTCAAAAAAAAATTTCAAAAAAAATTTTCAAAAAAAAATTTCAAAAACTTTTTTCCGGATCCGCAACCAGATTTTATGGTTGATAAAATGACTTGATGTACATATAGTGATGTTTGAAATAAACATGGCTTACGAACATAAATATAGGCGTTTGCTTCACTACACGGAGGCTCTGCGAGCCAAGCAACATGATATTTGCATGTTACCTACACATCCCGGAGAGTATGGTCACATTGAGGACGATTTAATAAAGGGAGACATGGTATTTTGGAGAGGCCCATGCTTGAAATCGACACACCCATATGACAAGCACTGGGCCGTACTTCAAGGGTTTTCGTGTGTACAAATCGAAGGGGATACGTGGCAAGATGTATTCGAGGCTGTAGACGATGTCATTTCAACCGAAGACGTGAATAACGAATGGATAGTTGCTTCCTTTGACAAAGTTGAAGGGGCAAATGTTCATATTAAACTTTTGCCATATTCGACGTATTATAGCAAGTTGACGGGTTTTGAGAGTTTGTGGGTGGCAAGTAATGTGTTGATGGAAAATCATGGTATGGGTAACGATCCGGTTCTATATCTGAGTGCAGAGTACACGGACAATCCGTGTCATGTGCCCATTGTAGGAAATAGATGGTTGGACGTGTATTCCGCAGCCAACGAACTTGTTGTATTTAGTGGTTTATATGATCAGGAAATTGTTGCTATAGAACATCGAAATGGTAAATGGTATGTTGAGTGTGATTATACGTTTCTGGACTCTGACAATTCGCAAAGCGAAGTTGAACAGTGACGCAAGCGAAGACTTCTGCGATTTGAGTTCAAATTGATAGTTTAGCTTTAACGTGATCTATGCGGGGTTGCCGGATGCGCACAACATATTGATGATATCGATTGTGAAAAACGCAAAAGATATGGATAGTCTATATAGACTTGGCGGTGAAGAGTTGGAACATGTTATACAATCATTACCTCCACATATTAATGGATATGTATCGTAGATAAATTGTGCGTCTAAAAAAAAAGAAATAACCACTGCCCCATAGAGACTCTAACTAACATTGAGCGTATCACGCTCAAATTGATACTTTTAATAAATAAAAAAACAATAAAAAAAGATGGATAGTCTATATAAACTTAGTTGCCAAGAGCTATATTCTATTATACAATCATTACCACCACATCTACTAACCGATGTATATGCTAAAGAAAATGCGCGTCTAAAAAAAGAAATAGAATTACTATCTAAATATACTCCAATTACTAACAATTACAAACCCGTAGAATGCGGAGGTGTAGTAAGCAACAACTGTATTTGGGTACATGAAGACCTATCTGTAAAGCACGAATATCTTGGATACAAAGTCGTCTATAAGAGTTTTGAAACCACATTGACAACAGATACGTGGCAAGAAGTTTTTGATATAGCACAGACACTGTGCCCGGAAGATGAAGATTCTACCTATATATCAATAGACGTTTATGGTGAAGTTTTAATGCTTGTATTTTCAAATCAGGCAAGATACTTTGAATATTCAAACAACATTTCATTTGCTAGTATCAACGATTACAACTACTTTGAATTGCACAATCTAAATGTAGATGTTCTATATTTAGATCCAGAATATAACATGTTGGGGGATTTTGGTTATCGCACCACCATAAATGGAAAATTGTGGGCAGACGTACATCTTGCAATAAATGTGTTGTACGAACAGGCCAGGTACAGGGGAATATTTTTTACGGGATTTCAAATCGACAACGATATTGTAAAAGTTAACCTATCCCAATAAATTGTCAGCGCTTTGGGATTTTTGTAAAGGTACGTTAGTCCGTGGTCTTGGTGTCGGACGTGTATTTGAAGGCAACTTGTTTACCTTTGCATATTCTGGTTTTGTTGACTTAGATTGCGTCTCTTGGTTTGGTTTTGGAAACGTGTTTACCGTTGCATATACAACTTCTGATTTTGGTGTATTTGAAGGCAACTTGTTTACCTTTGCATATACTGGTTTTGTTGACTTAGATTGCGTCTCTATAAGATTTACAAAATAATCATAGCCGTGGTTAGCCGGGAGAAGTTCTTTGGTAAGGGCCAGTACTTTTGAACATTTGCTCAGTTTTAATAGATCATTCATTCTATCCCATCGTTGCCACCTGTGTGCACTGCGTATTTGACGACACAGCTCATCTACCACAGCTTCAGAGCCCTGAAAATGTCCTTGTTCTAAATTTGTGCCACGTATAAGTTTTTCCAGTGCATTTTCGCGTCTGGTTCTAATGGCGTATAGTATAACTTTTTCGGGTGCGGGGTATTGTTGACATAAAACATTAAGCGTTTTACAATTTTTGTCTACATCATATTTTTCTACACATTTCATAAACACGTCCTCGAACATCTCATCTTCCACGGATACGCAGTCCGCGATATACTTAAATACCTCGCAATTTCCCGTTTGCAATGCAGCCAACCAGTTGTTCGTGGTGTATTCATATGCGCTGAACCACTTTTTCAAAATATATACGTTGGCATTTTCTATTGCAACATCAACATGTTCTGATAAAGGGCTATTTATAAAATATAGAACAACTTCATTGCTATGCTTTTCTATGGCACGTTTTTCGTGTTCTCGGGTAAGGTTTCCATTGTTTATGCACCTTATAATGTGTAGAATAATTTCAATGCTATTGGCATCAATTGCAATGTTGATATGATTGAATGTATAGCGTTTCCTAGACTTTACAATTTCGACATTGTTCTTCTTAATATAATATGATGTTACAGTGTCGTAGTCTGCTTTTGGCATCACAAAATCGTGTAGTTTTTCAAGTGCCAAATGTGTAGAATCAAATGGAATAAACTTGTAAAAATATTTTACAAGTTTCAAATCTTCATTGTTCAATGCAATTTCCATGCATTGTGAATCGGGTCTAAACTTGTCTTTTCCATACTTGAAAACATCAATCCTTCCATATCTGGCCGCTTGGTGTAAAATATCGGGCGAAAGAGCAAGTATTGTTTTGGGATTTGCATAGTACATGGCCAATTTGATGTAGGCATCAGCACAATCTGTAGAGTATTTCTTTAGAACCCCGCCTCGCGACCCAGGATCGAGTAAAAAATCCACAATGTCAGTACGATCCAACACAATTGCCCTTGCAAGAGGATCTTCAAGTCGCATAGTATTGTGTTGTAACTCATACTTGACAAGATGGTAATTCTCTTTTGTTATGATTAAAGTAGGCAATTCTTTAATTTTAATGGGGATATCATATTCCGGTGCAAATTCTAGCGTTCTCGGTTCAATGTGTTTAAAAGTTACCTTGAACAGTTTTAGGTCACTATGCTTATATGCATATTCGTACCATAGAGCAGCATTGACCATGGGAAATCCTTTCTTGATCAAAAATCGGAAAATATCGGGATTTGAACACTTGATGACATGTTCTGCGGCTTTACATTTCACATTGTAACACTTTTTAACTTTAGCCAAATCACCCGAGAGTATTGCTTGATCCAACCTTCGATCCATGACTGCGATCGGCATTCTCGCCGTCCGACATTTTTATACGCGCGCCGATTCGTAATCAACTCGGAGTTTCTCGTCCGAAATGTATACTATATCGTTTGTTTTATGGGCGTTGATTTGTCTATTGAATCTGACGACTCGTATTCATCCTCAATTCGTAAGAATTATATTAATATATATAGATTAGGCGTTGTTTAAAAATATCACAAACATGTATTGGCTTCTACTTGCAATTGCATATTTTATTCAGACTCTGGCTGTAATAGTTACCATATTCAAGGTAAAATTGGAGTATATATGGTATATCATCTCCGTTTCCATGTTTTCCGGTTTGCATTTATTGGCACTATATCTTGATAATGGAGTTTTCCAAGCACTCACGCTGAACACAATTTTCATACTCAACATTCTACTTGCAATTTACAAAATCTTTGCCGATTGCTTCGAGGGTGACGCGTATTCAAAACAGTATGGTCCGAGCCTTGTATTTACATTTTCATTCATCAAACTATCAGTGATACTCACACATTTGAACATATTGTATGGAAATGTAGATGTTTTCATGTTGAACTGTGCAGTGTTGCAGATTTTATTTTCTTTTGCAACGCTGTTTACATTGTTTAAAAGATGTGTCTATTCACATCGCCACAAATATTTGATATATTCAGTCTACATGGTATGTAGAATATTGACGAGTGGTATATTAATTCCATTATTTTGGATATTCGTTAACCCATACCATATAATATTTTCTGTATCATACATTACATTATACTTTACAATATATCATAGTATTGTTTAGATGGTAAGAAACATTGAATGGCAACTTGTGAATGCTCCATGTGAGATAATTAAACATAATATTGCTATTAACAATAAAATGCATATGAGAAGTGTATACACTAGAAATAGTACGCTTTACGTCAAGGATAATTTCTCTTCAAGTGGCGATTACAAGTGTTTGACATTTATTTCAACGTTACAAGATTTGGTAAAACATCAGCCGGAAAATGTGTATTTTTATGTAAAACATCACAGTGGTGTAAGATTGTTGGTGCCCAAGTTGGTATTTCGAAATGGAATAGCATCGTTGGCATATGAAATCGGAAGCGGTACAAAATATTTCTTGGATGTGTTTTTACAAAAGTTTGATGTAAAAACAGCTCTCATTTTGAAAATGATATGTCTATCTCAGTACGATATGGGAAATAGTATAAGAGATTTCGATCATGATCCTATCGACATGTTGATGAACCATTATTTCAGAGAACGACAGCCTATATTACAATACATATCCATAGAACAGTTACTGCACAATGGCAATCGTAGTGAAGATTACATCCAAGCTCATACGAGGAAAATTTTAAATATTAAAACCGCATCGTGTTACATACACCTGTTGCAATTTCTGTGCAATATGAATGTTTCATCCACATGTATAACATGTAACAAGTTTCTTAAACACAACAATAATAAAAATGTCTTTTGATGCTGCAGTAAATACAATAGTTCTTTTAGAAAGCCGTGGTTATATAGACTCTGAAACAGAAACTGTTTATACGAATAAACTTAATATAATATGTGGAGATGGAATGTTTCTGAAACTTATACGTACACTGGACGCCTTATTGGACAATTCATCCAACGAGGTTTTATATTGCGACGACTATAAAACTGTTTTGCATAAATGTAATGTAGTAAAATATAAAACTCTTTTGTTATGCAAAGATTCTTTGCATGAAAATTTGTGCAAACGAGAAATACAATCTGATAACATTGTAATTTTGCAACATGACAGCTTAGACTATTACAGCAGAATATTCACATGGCAGAGTGACAAGATGAAAACCAGGTCAAAATACACATATCATTGTAATCATACATGTGAAAATATGCACAGGATATACATTGACGACGAACCGCGCAACACCCATGTTACAGTGTACGTTTACGATGAGCCCGAAGAATGCTGTGTCTGCTACGATAAAATATTGTTACTTCGCTTGTCGTGTGGTCACATATTGTGCACGAAATGTAAAAAATCTTTAATCCGGAAGAAATGTCCATTGTGCAGATCTGCATTATCAAAAAGCGGGCATCTGAAGGGCAATTTTAAAAATATTGCCCGCGATATCGCCTGTAATCTAAACAATGTTGCAATAGTGTCAATGTATGATAGAAAAATGTATTGCGCTAACGCGAGTGCTAACGCGAGTGCTCACGTCACCTGCAATTGTGTAACAAACACAATCTCATCGTTTGTATACAAAGATAGTGTTTACTTTAAAGAACTAAATATACCGATTATGGAAGGTGACAGTCGTCTTTGCAAGTTTGAAACAGTTTTCATATACACCAATTCGATATACAATGAGAGTTACATTGAAAGAATTGTACGTGCATTTAGCTCTAGAGATTTAAAGATTGTATTGCTGTTACCAGAACTGGAAAATATAAAATGTGATTTGGCTATAAAATTATAGTCATCGTTACACTGATAATCTTAATATAAATATGACAGAGAATAACATATACAGTTACGTCGAAAAGATCATTCGTATAGTCCCACAGATCGCATCTGTGGGATATGAATTTTTTAACAAACCGCAAGATATTGACATATTTTCATCTAGAACAAACGGAGAAATTTGTATGCTCATGGGCAATAATTCGTTAAAGTTTGAAGGTTTCGCAATTGGAGGATTTGGTACAGTTGGCAAGTTCAAACTCAACAAAAAAGAATATGTAATTAAAATAGCTCACTGGAACAGTGATACTCGAGATGTTAATTGGGAGAATGTTAAAGTTGTTGTAAAGAGAGCACTTCGAGATTCTTTTGGTACTGCCAGAATGAAATTGGCCAGTCTAGAACCAAAATCGTACGATCACTTTCTACAGCCGTTTAAAGCATCTCTAGTATTCCCGGAACCGCTAAGCGAAATATTTTTTGGTGGTATCGCATCACATCTCTATACATGTGGTATAAACCCATTCAACATTCGGTATTTCTCTGCATTTCACTGTCCTGAATTACCAGTGGGCGATTCTTTTATAATGTTAGAAGAATCTTCTGTAAATGTTTGGACTTTGCTATCTAGAATGAAAAATAAGCTATTTATTTCGATAAACGAGTGGAAGAATATACTTGTACAGTTTCTCGTTGGAATATATCTAAACAAAAAATGTCTCAATCTATTGCACATGGATTGTCATCCAGGAAATGTAATGGTTACACAGAATCCAAACGTTCGATTCGGAAACGACATAATTGGACCGTCCACTGTATTTACAATTAGTACACCCCACAAAACGCTACACATTCCCGTTGGTAAAAATCTTGTTAAGCTCATCGACTTTGGTAGCTGTGTACTGTTTTGTGATGAGAAAAGTCCAATTTTAAACTTTGACTTTGTTGCAAAGTCAACGACTGTGGAAAATCTGGAATTCAAATCTATAAATGATTACATTGTCACAGAATTACATTTCTTCCTCATGAACATTTACGGATATCTTGTGGAAGAGAATGATAAAAGATATAAATCGGAAACTCTTATCGATACCAGTATCGATTTGCGTCCATATGTTGCAGAGGTTACCAAATTGTACAACATGATATTTCACGCGCCTATAGATGAAACGTATAGACACAACGGATATAATACAATTGGACGAGATCGCATTATATGCGATAGCGTGTTTGCTCCAAAGAGTAAAGTAAAATGTGCAGATCATATTCTAGATGTTGCTGTTGAATATAGTATACAATGTGAAGACAATATAGAAGTTGCAAAAAGACGCGAGTATACTTCGGCATTTCGATTCGAGCAATTCGGTAGACAGTTTTTAAAACTAAATCCGGCAAATTTCGATGCTCACCACTCTACGATTCTTAAAAATCTTGCAAGTGTCAGAGCATCCATTGCCTGTGACAGACTTGGAATGTGCAACGTAACCGTACCAATCAGCAGTTTCTATTCAAACTCGCATGTTAATCACAATACCATTTCCGTCAGTAAACGATACAAGACTCTTACGTACAAACGAGTTACTGTTACTCTAGATTCGTGTGTGTACAACGTCTTCTTCATAACAAATGGTTCTAATATGAATTTAAACTACAACAAGAGTCACTTGCTCAGAATACCATTTATAAATTTTGGATTGTATGTAAATCAGACGAGTGTACAGGCCATGTCAGCTCAAAGTCAAAACACTTGCACAATTTATCACAACGGTGCATCTGCCAAACTCATACCCACCAAAAAGCTTCCAGCTCACGTACAAGCAGCGGAAATAGGAATTTTACCAGAAGCCTTCAACATCGAAACACCATATTTCTTCAAGTTTATATTCTGGGACAGTACAAATGTTGGTATTATAGAATTTGACTGTAGAATGCACTTGTCAGATTGCATGAAAATCCTAAAAGGTTTACCTCACATAAATAATTTATATGTAATCCCAGGAGAAGAGCGAGTGTGCATGTATGAAAACGGCAAAGAAATGTACGCATCGAACCGACAGATAATTAATGATTCAACAAAGTATATATATTTTTAATTCTTGTATTACATCTTAATAATTTTGTTTGTAGCATGCAATTGTACACCAATATGTGCAGACTCGTAGTAAATAATATAGACTCTACATCTAGATAATTGTATATTCAACAGTGTTTAATAGTTTGCAGTTTTTCCAATTCTGCAATCTCAATAGTTGTATAATCTACAACGTTAGAACAATCCACTCCGTTATCTTGTAGCCATTTAATTTGGATGTAGCTGAAATCTTGCTTGGTAGACAGGTTTAAAATTTTGTAAACATCTTTTACAGTCAATGAGAATGCAGAATACACTTGGCTAATCTTTTCAGGCCATGTATCAAATACCATTTTAAATATAATATAATGTCCTTTACTACACGTAAAGGACTTTGGTAACATATTCTTGTGTAACAAGGTTGCAGAAAAGATGTGTGATTTTTTATTTTCCACCATAGTCATTAACATATCCAAGGTGATGACATCTTCAATCTCCTTTTGAAACATTTCCCAGTTGTCATGTTTAATAAGATTTTCAATCAAATAGATATCAGGGTTAAACCTTATAACCGACATTTATTATAGCAATACACCTTTAAACGTAGCATATGTTGTTTAGGAAAAAATGTGTGTTAAAGAAGTAGAATCATAGCCATCACGATTTAGTTTCACGATAAATTGTTCCATCACCCGTTCCATGTGTAATGCAAATGGAATTATGGCATCCTAAATTTGCTCTCAAGATAATTTACTATCATGTTACAACGATCAAGGGATAACAGCAAAGATTCATACATGCACGGATTTAGTTTCACAACAAACAAATTTCTCCATCGCCCGTGACAGTCGCGTTCATTCCATGTGGCGTTTCTGTTTTTAAGGTCATGGTAGTACGCTATATTTGCATCTTGAGAAACGCGAAATTTTTCCAATGCAAGGTCTTCGGCTTTTTCAAATGAATCTCTGAGCTGTTTTTCTATGTGCGCGTCTCGTATTTGGATTTCCACAGCAGTTATCGTGGTAAGATCAATAACTGGTTTACATTGAGCGTACAATTGTTCCACTTGTTGTACATCGAGCAATACTGCACCTCTAATTGCAACGTGATTCAAAAAAGAATCATATCTCGAAACTTGCACATGTCTCCGAATCCGCTGTAGATCTTCTATGGTCACACCGCGCCATTTTCCATAAGTGTTGCAAATACTGTTTCTCACCACTGCATCGTGCAGTGAAGAATTTTGAAGATTGTAAGTTAAACCAATGTTCCTTTGAATAATTTCTACAATGGCTGTTTCTGCTCCGATGTAATCAAACGGTTCTGTAACATCACCGTAGGCTTGATAATCCAATGAAACGTCTCGCTCGTTCTCGTAATGCTGCGGAATCTCACCATCTTCGTAATGCTCGCCATCTTCGTAATGCTCGCCCGCCTCGTAATGCTCGCCATCTTCGTAATGCTCGCCATCCTCGTGCTGCTGCGGCAATCCGGCTTCAACATCTGCCATGTTGTTAGCTCGAGTTATAGCTAGAACACTGGTCTGAAAGTTGTATGTCCCTTGCAATCAATGGACTGTCTTATATACCTCGAGGAGAGATAGGTTTTATCATCAACGAATCCATACGGGATGAGTCACCGTGCCCGAGTCCCTACGGGACGAGTCTCGTAGAGACGCCCCACTACGTGGCGAGTCGCAGTTTACTGCGCCCGAGCCGCGAAGCGGCGAGTCGCCTTTGGCGCCCGAATCCCTACGGGATGAGTCACCGAAGGTGCCCGAGTAGCGAAGCTGCGATACAAATCATATCACCATGAAAAAATATCAGGATTGAACGTATAGTAAAGTCGTTGGGTGATTTTGAAAACTTTGTTCAGGTTCCATAATTTTTTCAAAAAAATTTTTTGAAAAAAAATTTTTCAAATTTTTTTTCAAATTTTTTTTCAAAAAAATTTCAAAAGAAAATATTTTGGATCAAAAGAATTTTGTATTACACTACGATCTTTCACATTTTAATTTATAAACATTCCAACTATTTAATAGGCACACTTCTGCGGCACGAAGAATTTCAGCGGCAAATATAAAGTCTTCGCTGTCGATGTTTAATCTATAGAAACATATTTGTATATAATCGCTTAAATCTATTCCATCATACGCGATTCTCAAAAATATATATCTCACCCCATAGCAACTCTTCTAGATACATATTCGGCTATACGGTTTGTCTCTAATTCCAATTCCTTGTCAGTGGTGTCACTCTCCAGCAATCTAAAAAAATTTTTTACATCAAGCGCGTCAAGTGCTCCCGTTTCAATGTTTACCTTGAAATGGTATCCATAATTTTTTCCACGAGAGACTTATTTTCTGTACAGTATATTTCTATTGACATTGTCTCGTCCAATTTAAAGCTCTCGAGATCCTGCGCTATATCGTTCATGTTGCAAATTAATATTTATAAATCTAATACGCTCGTTTAAAAGACGCTATCTCTGACAATAGCTCTATTTTGTAAATAATGGTATCGCGATACAAATTAAACAGTTTTTGCGATCATATTTTAAAATGTATTTTGAATCTATCCATGGGCCGCTGCAAAATTATGGTCAAGCCGACATTTGTTCAATTAAAGAAAGTAAATGTTTCATAAAAGAAAGTTTAGTGTCACCAATAGCGTCATTTCCATTTGATCTATATAAAAAAGAATTATAGAATGTCCACATGTGGCCTTACAGTTATTACCTTTTATATTCTTCGTGTAAAACGCACAAGTTTTCGTATACTTTTTTGCGTTCCTCAAATGCATCTAAAAAATCTTTTCTGTAAATGAAGCTGACATGGTTGCTCGGCAATATGAGCACTCGTAGAGTCTTGCGGAGTATTTTGTACACCCATTGTGAAGGTTTGATATATTTACTGGCATATACAACTCTTTATACATTCTAAATCCAATTTTATTGACGCGATTTGAAAGGTAGATGTAAAACATCATAAATACCACGCAATCATGTTTTATGCATCTGTTATGATAAATAAAGCCATGACACATAATATCAATCCAGCTGTTTGGGGTCCGACATTTTGGAAGATGTTTCATACGACATCTATGGGTTACCCAGACGTTCCTACCGAAGAACAGAAACGCCACATGAAAAATTTTATACAAGCAATCCCTACACTATTACCATGCGATGCATGTAAAATATTCTCTGCACAATACATTGCAGATGAAAGACGCATCGATGCAGCAATAAGATCACACAATTCATTAATCGAATATTTTATTACATTTCATAATGCAGTCAATATGAAACTAGAGAAGCCGGTGTGGAATGGAACATTGTCTGAACATTTTAAGAAAACAGCAGACTACACTCCAGTTCTGATAGTTGCCATTATAATGACAACATTGTTTTTTATATTTAAACGTTGATCTCTCGGAGAATTTTCAGCTACATCCACATCCTGAACAATATGACCTGTCAAACGGAATGCTGCTATCATAGATTCCTATAACATTTGCTTGCGCTTTCAGTATTCGGAAAATCCTGTTGAATTCTGCAGTATGGTCCAGCTCATCGCATATAACATGTGATACTTCATGTAATACAACGTCCATCAATGTATTCATATCATAGAAATTCCCCGACTTGTCCGATAGGCATAGATATATATGTTGTTTATCTACTGTATATGAAGACGATCCGGAATATATGCTGATTTTACCGAGAGCCTTTTGCAGTTTTACAAACACCGGTTCATTTGAAGAAAATGCCAGTATGTGCACTTTATTCATTAGTTCTGGTATAAGATCCCGTGTTCTACTAGGGTATACTCGTTTACTTTCGATATATTCATTGTACAATACAAACCCTATTGTACCCAAGATTAGTGCTGCAAGTAACATGTTTTATTGTTGCATATAACTTTACAAGTCTGATACCGTTTTGTTTGAACAGCAACATATTAAGATTGAGAATCGCGAAGCTCCGAGAGAGTTGAAATCATGCGTTCTATAGAGGCAGCTTACTTGGCGCTAGCTATTGTGACGGGTATAAGTTTGATCAAAATGGATTTTAAAGCCATGTTAGGTTTAACAGTTGTTGGACTAATATACCATGTAATACCAGCTAATTATAAAATGTTGGTATTATTTCTATGTGAAGTATTCTATATGGCTGACGCTGTACGTTAAAAGTCAGTTTACATCATGCGTTCAATAGTGCTAGTTTACATATCGATCGCTGTTGCGTTTAGCGATGCTGCATTTAGCGAAACATTTTTTAGAGTATTTGGAGTAGATTCTGCTAAAGGCGAAACGTCAAATCAAGAATGTGTTTTAAATGTTGGTGCAGGTATTGACATTACAGGACTACAGAATATTTACAACGAAAACGACGTTGTAAATTTAAAATGTGCTGACAGTATGATGTCTCCATATCCCACGAATGAATGTGTCTGCAAAAATGGATCATTTGACTGTATGTTTGTAATGTGTCTAAACGGAAATCTTAAGTCTTTTAAGATTCCAGTTACACAATATAGAGATTACTATGTTGTACACTACAAAAATTCCAATCTATTACAATTATCACATTTTGAAATCGATGGAATAGAAGATGGTGAGTTATATAAATGCCCTTTAGCTTTAGTGTTTAATAAATTATATTTTTTAGATGATCGCGTTGAATTTTACTCGACCATTGGAGCATTTAAAAAGTTTGCAGAATATGTCAACCGCAATCACAGCAAATATAGATACCAACAACTTGCAAATGAGTTTATACTCCGCATCTATACCAAAAATCAGCTCTATGCAGATAGCGTCACTGTTTTCATATATGATACGGGCACTGAAATGGCACCTAGATTTCCGACAATACCGCAAACAACCCGGGATGTACCTCTACAGCTGAGCAACCGGACATTTGTAAACTATTATTGCGACGATGGACTGCCTATGGTTTTCAAAAGCGGTAGACAATCTATACCGTCTATAGAAATGTCATCGTTTGCATGGATTCCATTTAACCTGCCCTCGTGTGACAGACGCGCCAAAACAACCTCCACTACACTAACATACTTTAAACCAAGCTATGTTGCACTTGCTTCTGTTGTTATAATAATGTTTTTTATTTCCATAATCATGACATATGTTACATCGGGTAGAATACTTGGTGCGTTAAAAAATGTAAAAATTGTAACGCATGTTGTGCCACAGTCTAATGCTGTGGTGTAAATTATCATAACACCAGTTTGATGTCAGTGCACAATCTCCGTATATGTCCATCCGAGTATAGCAAATATCTTTCTGCATATATCTTCGTTTCTATTGTACACCGGGCAGTCTAGTCTCGGTTTTTTTACAATCCTTTCAGTCTTGGGTTTTATGAATTCATCAAAATTGCAATCTATATTATTTTTCATTAGCAATTGATATAATACAAATCTTGTGTTTATGAAATTTCTCTTCTTTTTATTCTCTGTGCTGTTTAAGGTATCGTATTGTGAACTGAACGCTTCGAATTCATCGGTAAGTTTCTCGTGCATTGCACCTAGAATGGTGTGGTTTCGCTGAAAGTGGTTCAAATACTCTTTGAAATTGTTGGTTCTGTTGTACTTGTACGGGGCCGAGATGTTTATCCGTTTACTATCTATATAGTTTGAGTTGCTAGTTATGGGAGTCGTTGTGCTGAAGCACTGTTGACACACCTTTCCATCGTCTTCTAATACAAAATCATCTCTATTATTACAGTTGTTGCAAGCTTTAGGTGATTCATGTGGCAATATTGTTATACTTCCATCAAAGAATGAGACTGATACATATTTTTTTCGCATGTTGTAAAACTCTAATATGTATTCATCTATAGCATCAGATGTTTCATATATTTGCAACCCTTTTCTGTTCAACTCTGATATATTTTCTATTATAGACTTTACATCTCCTAAGAATTGTTTTAGATTGTCCAATAACTGCAAGTGTCGTCTGGTGATTTCTTTTAACTCGACTATAAGATAACGGTGGCCTTCAGAGATAAAGTCTTGACTCAGGATATCATTGGCGATTTTCAGATTGATAGACGTGTCGATTAGTTTTTTCTTTTCCGCTGTGTAGTAATCTAAAAGCTTGTAATAATTCTCAAAAATAGATTCCGATGACAGTTTTTCACTTGGATTATAGAAAAGATTTTTTTTAGTCTTGTTACCACCAATATGTATTTCCATTGTGCAAGAAATATCTATTTGCCTATCTGTTTTATATTCAAATAATCCGTTTCTATAATAGGCTTCGTCTTATTTAGTTCAATATTTACTACTCTTGCTAAAAATTTTGGATCGTCTCTGGTACATTTTCCAAGGGTGGTAGAAATTATAGATTCCTTGTCTTCATTGGTAAGTTTCTTGGATGTTTTTTTCTTTTTCTGTGACAGTGTAAATTTTTTAGATCCATTTTGAACGGTGATACTCTGCATATTCTCGCTAACTAGCCGCTTATGCATCATATCCTTTGACCGTTCCAATTCATCGTGTAATATACCCAGCTCTTTTCTTTTCTCATTATATTGCATATAGAGGCTTACTGTTTGATACGCTCTCGCGTTCACATCCAAGTTGTCCAAATTCATCATGTAAAAGATTATATAAAATAAAATGGCAAAGTACAATTCAGATACTAAAGTAAGTGAACTCTCTATATTACACCTAGTTATAATTGTGGCTGTGGTAGTTTTATTTATAAGAATCTTTATGTGACCGCGTTCGGTGAAAAGAATTTTGTGAATAGAATTCTATAGACAACCAGAGCATTAGATAAATGACGAAAAGCCCCTTCTAAAAGGGGCTTTTCTTAATGTTCATTTCGATATATAAGTTTTCAAATGTAAAGCATATTAAAGCTCAAGAGCAGTATAAATTTTCGTTGATGATATCATCAACGAAAAAAAACAAAAATGGATACTTATAGTACTGGAAATCCTAGAGCTCCACCTAGAATACGAACAATGTTGTGATTAACTGCAGTTATTACAAACTCATACTTTTGAGGGTAATCCAAGCCGGAATCAACGGGTCCCGTACCATCAGCACCTGTAATACACAAATCGCTTGCCTTCGGGATAATAGATACATTGCTCAACTTACCGTAATTGGTAGAACCAGTAGGGTCAAGATTACAGAAATCCAATGCATATGGATAAATATGGTAGCCCGTTTGACTGGGAATGCGGGGTGCCCTGTAAAATGGAGCAACTAGCGAGAAATAATCAGATCCCATGTTAGCCAAACGGTTTTGATTTTCGTAAACAAGCGATGTTTGAATAATAGGGTCGAAAGATTTGATCGGAGCGAAACCGGTACCCGTTACAACTGGAGAGCTAGTGGTGTAATTCGACCATTCGTTCTTGTGGGTCGCGTTACGAACTGCAAAGAACAATACCTTTACGGCATGTGAAAATCTGATGTCAAAGCTCGGCTCGGCATTCTGAATGGGATTGTAAGTTAAACGAGGCGCAGTTTGTACTTGCTCAATGAGAATATCGCGTTTTCCACTGGCCATGCGTTTACGCTCTTCGTTAGAAACTAGAGCATACTCGGCAAATACGATAACATTGGTAAGTTTAGGCTCCATTGCAATATCGGAAGCTGGACCAACAACAATAGGCTTCTTCTTGTTTCCAGACAAAGAAATGTCTTCAAAGATGAGCAAATTCTCCCAATTTTGGAAGGTGAATCGGATTTGAATCTCGTTAAACGGAAGAGCTGCACATGGCAATGCAACACCGGAATCTCGAGTGAAAAAGAATGGTAGCGGCAAATTGAGATACACTTCATGCAGTGCGTCTCCAGGGCCGTGCGGATCTACAAGACCTTCAATGTTACCAATCATGTTAGCGTAGCCATTCTGTTTACCCTCGTGATAGGCGAATTGGCTCCAGAAATCCAAGTGATAATTGTCAAATCTCTGAGCTACAAGATCGTTAAAGGTAATTTGAGCTTCCTTGATGAGATTGTGCATGAGATTTTTGGTCCAGCGAAGACGACCATTCAGACCAGCCGAATTGGATGCCAACAGAGAAACTGCCGGAAGCTTCAATCTCAACCAGGTGTGCAAAAGATAATCTCCAGAACGGGGAACGTTAACAGCCCATTCCTGCCCAAAATCGGGAGATCCACTGCTTCGTGCCAACGGTACTGGAATAATAGTAAACCAGTTAGATTTCATAACCTCTCTAACGAAATATGCAGTTGCCTGGCTGCCACCATACGCGTACTTTTCAAGTTCATCATAGGTAGCAATATCAATAAAACCAGAAGTGATATTAGATGAATGTGTTGCCATTTTATTAATCTTTTTATTATAGTTTTTTTTTCGGATTTATAACAACGTTAAATTAGCTTTTAAACATAAACTTTTGTATCGGCATTCGTTCTCCAATGGGCGCGGGAGGAGAACCTAAAAGATCTCCCGTGGGCACTTCTGTGGGCGTGGGTATTCCAGTGGGAGTTCCCGACACATTTTGTGGCTCGTCTACAACCTTTTCGACGCTCAGCGTTGTAAATTTATTATCTATATTTACAGGCTCGTATTGCATTGATGAGTATGCACTGGCGACTGGTGTTACATTTGAGATTGCTGCTACTTGTTTTACGCTTTTACCGAATAAAAATCCCACAGTATTTAAACTTAATAGCAATATTATTTTAAACTCTGTTCTCATAGATTTGTACATTTTTGGGAGATAGTGACCATCTGACAGATCCAATAACAGTTTTCTATACGTACACATGCAACTGTTTTGATAACATGCATATCCTACCATATCAAAACCTAAGTAAGTCATAGCTTTTTCTATAAGTGTGAATCCTGAAGTTAAAATCGTTTCAAGGTTCATTTCTATTTCATCATCTGAATGTTCTATGATTATTTGATCTATATATTTCTCAATCTCTGCAACGCTTTTATACGTGTTCATGTCTTGTATATGTGCATTTGGAAATATCTTCTTCAAGTTTGAAAGCTTTTTTAGTAATTTTAGTTTCTTGTTATGATCATCCTCTTCGACTACATTTTCTGGTATTTTGTGTGCAAAATTTTTCTCTCGATCTTTTTTGATTTTATCTACAAGTTCAGTTTCAGTTCTTCTAAGTTTGCTGCCGCGTGTGGTTGTAGAATCGATTCTAATGAGAGATGTCCCTCTTTTAGGCGGATCAGCTGTTTGTAAATATACATTAGTATCAATAGATAATTCTGGTGTATCCGTGTTACCTGTACGTTTTCTACTATCAGTTCCCATGATAGTATCCATTACATCCATTTTTGTCTGAGTAAACGTTTGCTCCATCACATCGTCGCGCCCCATGATTTGGTCGGCTCTAATTTTTGCAATATCTTCACTGAGTTTTTGCATGTCATCATCAGTTATCATTCCATGTAATCTCTCTTCCATAAACAACTCTGTTATATCTTCGCGCGCATCCATTTTTATTAAGGTGTTTTTATTCAAGCCAGATAGTTATTATATATCAAGTAACATTTATATTTTGATGCGATATGTGAGCATTGTACGGTACAAATAAATGAACTTTGCAATAGAACAGGTTGGCAGAAGAACAAAATCGTCATATTCTCTCTACAGCACATGTTGTAAAATAAATGGGCCAGAATCGACGTTTTTTCCATCTCTCGTCGCCGACAAATCAAAGACAATTATAAATATATGTATATGCGGAATAGACGAAGTAAAAGAGGAGGTGGAACTGATAGCACACGTTTTCGAATCTGCAACACAGTATAAACTATATCCGTTTAAAGTACATATTATAATGGGAATACCGACAAATATTCCGTGTAGCATACGACTTGAGAGAAATAATGTTTTCTTCATTGCATCCGATGCAAAATTATACCAGTCTACAGTCACAATGTCTCTGGTAGATGATTAGGATTTTTCACGAGTTGTAATTGCTATGGCTCCGAGATTTTTTCAAAATTTTTTTTTCAAAAATTTTTTTCAAAATTTTTTTTCAAAAATTTTTTTCAAAATTTTTTTTCAAAATTTTTTTTCAAAATTTTTTTCAAAATTTTTTTCAAAAATTTTTTTCAAAAATTTTTTTCGAAAAGCATTTTGCCCGGAGTTTTCAAACACTCAAGTTATCAAAACGGGGAGATGTCAAAAGATCCATCATAGATTCACACGACAACCACTCTTTTCTAAACAACAATACAATTTCGCTTCGTATATAGGTGTCAGTATCAATGGATGCGGGTGACGCCAACATCTGATTTTCCAGACACCATCGATGAAGCAAGAGAATTTTATTGTGCAGTTCTTCGGTGATGCAATTTGTTACGATGTTCAGTTTAAGATTTATAACATCGCTAGTACGAAACAGTTTTAGAGAAGTTTCGTATGTTTGACGCGAAACCAATATCCAAACAGTGTTCTGCATATTGTTTATAGCCGAAAGAGCATTTAACCTCTCGGGTGCAGTTGAAATATACGTCCTTTTATCCAGCGAAACTGTAATATCCAACGTCTTTGCATATTCTATAAAACTTAAAAAGGGAGTCATTGCGTCTTTTTATTGGCAATCAAAAGATATATGTTATGGTAATAAAATAATGCTAGATTTAACTGAATATGATATATTACGTCATGCTGTGAAGCATGGCGTGCCCAGAGACGAGCTACGCGCCCCGTCTTTAGGCGGCGACTACTCCACGTACATTAAAAATGTAAACATGATTGAACACTTGGGAGAAACTGCATATGTGGATAATGGAAGTATTTTAGAGACATTGCTACAGCAGGAACTCGGTAAATTGTACATGTCAGCAGATACGCGTAAAACTATTAAACGAAATATAGATAAAGCGTTAAAATACGACGCAGACAGATTAAAGGAACTGGAAGATTTTATATATTTCATAGACCACAAATGTTCAGGTGCTCGTACCTTTACAAAGGGTCCGGTCAAATCAACCACCACCCGAATTAAAATTACACTAGACTACGACAACATCACAAATCTCGATAGTACATTCGATTCCATTGTATTGACAGAAGAATGCGATGCCGTCTACTATAATTTCAAAGGAGATGTAATCGTAAAATATCTTAAGAATTTTACCGATATCAAATGTCTGCCGAATGAGATGATATTAAACTATAGAAATCGTCACATTAGAGTTAGACACACAGATGCTCTGTATATAGAGTTTATAGAAACCGACTCTAGAGACACGGTATTCGTTATACAGGAAATTGGTAAAATATTAAAATGCGAAATGACCAATTATGATGTCAAAGTTTCACATTACAGATCGTTTGAGCTGTACAGCATCAACTTGAACATTGACATTTTAAAATATGTAATCGTTAATGATAATATATTATCAAAATACTTTTTCATGAAAGAATGCAACAACATTCTTAGACGTAGGACAGTTTCTATATTCTCAAGAACCTTTCCAAATATATCCTTTTCCATAAACATTACACGGCCAACAGTAATCACAGTCGGCATAAAAAATTGTAGTTCTGTGAAACAGCTGGATGATGTTGCTGAAACTATACTACACATATTACACTATACACTACTTCACAGTGAACACATTACACAATTTCTTAATAGATATCTTACAAAGAAAATTTCTCTGTCAACTGTATACTCTGCTCCGAAAAACAATACTCTACGAGCAATGGAGCCTGCAATGTTTATCAGCCACTATACCAGACTGTGTCCCAATCCTCCCGTAGTGGTGGACGACAAAGAGGCTGAAACTTTGCCACCCGACATGGTCATGAAATTTCCAATGTTTGGAGAATCTGAAACTCGAAATTATACATGTAAACATGAAAAGTATAAATATATTGGCTTGAAAGAGAATACGTTGGGTAACAAGAGAGAATATCCATTTTTACCGTGTTGTTTTTTCAAGAGCCAAATGCAAAAACAATCGTCTGCATTTAATCGGTACTCTGGTAAAACACAATGTGCAGCCAAACGTCAATCTGTGGATGTATCCATTTCAATGAAAATTCTAGCACCCAAGAAAATTGGCAAACTTCCTCAGAACATTGAAGAATTTCTTTACGCTGAAAGTTCTAAAAGATATGCGAGATGTGGAACGTTTACAGATACAGATTCCCTGTACGAAGCCTTGTGTATAGCAACCGGTCGAAAATCTCTACAGGACATACAGAGCATTGTGCTGCAAATGAAAAAACATTCACTTCACGGTGACAGTGTCGCCAACATGGAAAACTATTTGAACATAAACATATTTGTATTTAACTATGTCTCTGATGTCTGTAGTCTTGCACACAATTTCAAGACCATGTGCTATGATCGATACGTTAGACCGCGAGCAGTATTTTTGCTATTTCACCAGACGGAGCGTCGATACGAACTCGTTCTGGATCACAATGCAGCAATGGCAGTGCAAAAAGGAAACGCAGTTACTTGCACTGAACCTTTTGACAGTCCAATAGTATCTAAACTGCTGGCCATTGAGAAAAGTTTGAACGGATCTATTCCACTACCAGAGAATCCTGTTGTACAAAGTAACAATGTTTTTATTGACGAATTTGGATTTCCAAGAGTCGCAGATGATTCGTTAATACCGCATGGTAGCATCGTCTACAATTGTAAATCCAATGTATACAAATCTGAGGATGTTGGTGATTTGCACCGTTTCATGTATTTGAGAAAACTATCGCGTTGTCTATTTGCAATGACTGTACACTTTTACAGACATTTGGGCGTAATGGATTTCTGGAAAAACTTTACACTCGTAGATCCGACTATACAATACCGCATTCCAAAAGATTCTACATATGCAAGTCACTATGACGTTTTCGTCAAAAACAACCGTCTAATCTTTCAATCGGAAGAGCTGCGTGACAAACTGAAATATAATCTTTCCATAATGTCCACAAAAGAAAAACGTGAATTTGAGAAGTTGCACAGCCACCTCTACTATAATGATATTGTAGATTTTAATGTAAATGCCGGTGAAAACATATCATATCACAAGCGATTATTAAATATCACAAATCAGTCACATCCAAACTATTGTGGACTACTTCACCCGTCAAGCGTAATCGTGCCCGATATCGTATATTCTTTCGATGAAGATTTTTTCCCAGAATACAAGGAAAAGTATGTTATATTTCGTCGAATTAACATAGATTCCATAGACAAATCAACTCCCATAATACTTATCCATAAAACAAACGATATAAAAGTCTACTATAATCCAGATGCAAAAGCTGTAGTCTACATCTCGGACGAGAAACTTTTCGGAGAGATTTACGACACGATACTTTCTAAACCGCAAACGATCGAAAATGTCGAAGAAGATAACGAGGACTCGGAGATTGAAGACATGGAGTTTGACTTTTGATAAAATGACTATGGAGTGGAATACCACATTTAATGCAATTATGAAATCTTTAAAGAAGCCAATTCCATTATTAAAAGGATGTGTCCAGGATATGACACAATATACAGCAATGTTAAAATATGACGGGCAGACTGCGTACGTGAGTGTACAAAAGACGTTTTTTACGTTGAATGGTAAACGATATCCCAATACGTCGTCTCTCATAATACTATCGCTCGTAAAGAAAATTACACCACCATTTGCAATGGTATGTGAAAGTGTAAAAAACCAGCATATAATTCTTCATATACTGAAGGATTTCTCCGACACATTTGACATGTACGCTAGAATACTTGACAGAATCATTGTGAGAAAAGATAAATATTTTACAATTGCAAAATCTTTCGATCCTTTCACGGTGGAAACGATTGAACCGTATATGCTGAACGGTGTTGATATAGACGGCTATATACTAGTACCAAAAAGCACACCATATGTACACAGCAGTGATTTTGCAAAGAGTCCAGTCTATAAGATAAAATTTGTAAACACGATTGATGTTTACATTGGCAATGAATGTGCAGTGTATTATAATGCGTTGAAAAAAGATGTTACAGATGATGACATTTACATAGAACATTCAAATCCGGATATCGTAATAAAACTTGCACAGTCAATATATCTAAAGACTTGCAGCGCTGACAAGTATCAAGGAAAAATAGTGGAATGTTATTTAGAAGACTCGCCGCTAGCTGCGCTGCAGGGTGGTGCTTCGCACCACTGCGGGGCGTCTCTAAGAGACTCACAGAGTTCGGGAGCCGTAAACGGCGACTCGCCACGTAGTGGGGCGTCTCTACGAGACTCATCCCGTAGGGATTCGGGCGCCAAAGGCGACTCACGTAGTTCGGGCACCTTCGGTGACTCGCCACGTAGTGGGGCGTCTCTACGAGACTCACAGAGTTCGGGAGCCGTAAACGGAGCCTTCGGCGATTTCAAGCCAACATATATCATACCATACAGGATCCGATACGATAAAACAAATCAAGATGCAAACTTTGAAAAAGTCTTTTTAGATTTTATGTATAACAAATCCATTTCTGTACAAGAATGTAACCAGATGTTTGGTACTAAATTTCCGTTATCGCCTGTGGTATAAAATCGATATTTTAATCTGACTAAAACTTGTAAATAAAATATGTTACAATATTATTTAGACGATACTGAAGAAGTAAATAAATTATATGAATCACTTTCAGATGGTGAAGGTAAACTATATGAGCTTACATTACTCTTTAAACAATGTAAATTCCAGACTCTATTGCATGAATATGAAATTGTCCTGAAAAAAAATATTTCGGTTAAACATAAATTGGAGATCGAGTCGTGTAACGACGGGCTACGCGAGTCTCCCAATGACAAGGCTCGCCACTCTCGCACCGGGTACTTTAAAAAAGTTCTTCGGGTGACCGACGACATCTTGGAATCTCTATTGCAAGAAATGCATATTCACCCGTTATCGTGTGATGTAGATGTCTATAAGACGTATTGTAGCGTAGAAGAGTTTAAAGACGATTCCATTCTATATGCAGATTGGATTTTGCGTCATGCGCTATATATACGCACGATAAAACATGTGTATGAATTGTCAGCTACAGAGTTTGAAGAGCATGAAAAATTGGAAAAGATTCTTTTCGATAAATTTAAACTACTGTCAACTGGAATAGTCTCTAGATTCTATATAGAATCCAAGAGTGCCACGGCCGTACCATGGATTGACGAGATTAAATTCTGGAATAGTTCTTTTGTAGATTTACACTTGAGTGAGAATGCATGTCGCGAGTTTCTTTCAAGGGAAATTCGTTACATATTCGATTACATTTCCAGTAATGAAGTGACGTGTCCATTGTTTAAAGATTCTATTTCTAAGGTGCTCATGTTTATACGCAGCATTATAAACATCGATGACCGCAAAACTATGGAAATTTTTGTAAAAGGTGCATCTCAAGTCGTTCGCGAAAACCGATGGATGTTACAGATTTCTGAAAAGATTGGCAATGTAACTTCTATACCAAATCAAAACTTTTGTGTAATTGCATTGAGACCATCTAAATATGCCATACCCGACGATTCTGGTATATATGGAAAGTTTTGTGTATATGGCAGTTTTTCCAGTTTAGAACTTGCAGAAGAGTATTGTAAGAACAATATCAACAATTCTTCTACATCTGTATTGAGAATTATACGAAACCGACATGCGGTTCCTTTTACCACTGAAAGGAAATATACCGACGATGGAGGTGTTGTACAATTGACAAAACCATGTAACGATGAAAAGTGTGTGGTTGAAAATCCTGCAGCTAAGGAGGATTTGTCAATGGAAAAACGTGCACACATTGTAAAGTCTGGTGACATGATAACATCTCCAATTGAAAAGTACATTAAAGAGCGACAGTCTATGGGATCGTGTTCGTATTTTGTAGAAATGTACGAGCAAAAGATTAAAGAGCTGAAGACTCAATACGAAGCATCGTATAACCGTGCCAAACGACTAGAGGCATCACATCCGTCTGTAAAACAAGAATACATGGACCATTACAAGCGAGTAACTTCTGAAACTGGGCTAGATAAATGTGACGATGAAATGGCTTTGTATATCAAAAAACACATCGGTAATGAAATATAATAAAATGCTTAGTTATTCTGGTTTACGAAACAAAAAACATTACTCTTTCGGTGATATCGAAGAGTGGAATGGCAACACTTCGATAGAAAAAGCTCCACATAAGAGCGTTATGACGAGACATAAAATTAGAGTGGGTGAAGATAATAGTCTCATTGAAATGGTGGATGATTCCGGGGATCGGTTTCAGCAATATGTAAATCCATATGCAAAGGGGGTAAATCAAATGGTGGATGTGCAATATTCTAATTATGGTCAAACTGGTAAGACTCAAAATTCAAATGGTGTAATTGGTGGGGTGGCGGGATCTTCGGGAAAACTTCCGTATACAATTTTGGATAAGGGTGCATTTAGACCTCCGATTCTTAGACAGGAAGATTTGCTTCCTTGGTCGAGAATGCCTAGACTTGCATTCTCTGTTGATACAATGAAAGTGTGTAATTCAGCAACGGTTGACGTTCAAGGTGGTATGGACATTGATTCAATGATAAACAGTGATCCGAATACGGTTTACGATGTCAATGCAAACAAGTCGTTTGCATACGATACGAGCCATGATTCGTATTTAGACCTTGAAGCAAACTTGCCGAAATATGGTGCAGAATCTAATAAGAAATCGTATCCACTAAGTCATCCTAATGTAGAAGTGGTGTTGCCTGATACATTGAAGACGTCTGCAACGGCTGTAGCAACTAGCCATTACGATCATCCGCAGAATATAAGTATTACAATGCCAGATAGATTACATGCAGAAGCATCTACGGGTAAGAAATATGCATATTATCAACAGAATATTACAGATGATATGATTAATAATATTAAACTTGCAAATCCAGTTGGAACGAATCTGGAATTGACAAAGACGTATACTACATACACCAAACCCAGAGACGATGCAAATGTATCTTTGCGAGATACACTTTTAACTTCTGCAGAATCTACAAAAACGTATATATATCAAAACTCTTCAGGTGGAATGGTGCCCACATTGGATAGGAAAATGCCAGCACACGATTATTCTACGGCTCATAACAGTGGACCGCAAAAGTATACTCCTCAGAATTATGATATAACTTTAGATGATAGAGCAGTATCCGGTTACGGTTATACTGACCGTCAGACATTTAGATAAATTATGTTTATGTGTTTACACATAAACTATTGCTTATTCGATGGCTCTAACGTAACATTAATATGTTTTCATGGCGTCCGGGCCCCCCTGAGTCGCTCACGGCGCCCGAGTGTGGCAACTTTTTAAGCATCTAAATTAGCTATTTGCTATATGTGATTAAATAAAAAGGATGAAATTCTATTCAGATTCTTCAAAGAGGATTTTTGAATTGTTTATGGTTTTGTTAGAAAAAGTGCGCAATGGGGAGCGTGATGATATAATTAAAAAAACTATAGAATTAAACTCTACATTATGTAATGCATTTTCTGGGACGGTGAAACATGGTACGGGTGATACATTTACCATTAAAGATTGTAAAAACAACAAAGAGTTTAAGCTTATTGTTCAATCGTACGGCTATGCGGGGATACAGTATGTTGAGAAAAATGTCGCGTTTAAAATCTCGACGACTCCACTGAGCACAATATACGACAGAGACAGTGTACGCGTGGACAAATTGTTAGCGGAAGCATTTTTCGGTTCAACGTTTAATCTTTTATACGATTTGGGACTTTTTCCATTTTCGGCAAAATATTTCACGCTGTTTACATGCGAGCACGGTGCAGATATACAGCAAAAGTACTACAGTGTAGTAGAGAGTATACCACGTACAATGAACGATGTAACCGTCTTAAAGAATCGCGTTGTTTTTAAAAGCTTAATCGAACAGTTTATCGCTAGCTATTACATTAGTCATAAGAATATGGGTTTTTCTCACACACGATTCGATGACTCGACTTTTGTATTAGACCAGCAAATTTCATACATGAACATTAAACCCGTACTATCAAAACAGGAATCGTGTGCAGCGATGTTGGTACAAATTGCCACTAACGAATATGTTTTACTCGATATCTACAAGTACATGTTAAAATATTCAGAGTTTGGCAATGGTATCATGGAGCTCAGAAAAGCTAAAAACAATATCATCTGCGATAAACGCACAACCATAACTACAGGAGACGTGAAACATAATACAATGAAAACGATATTGCAATTTCTAGCTTACATGATACAAAAACTAGGATATGCATACGGATACACAACAGACGATCTATACACCACAGAAGGTAATATTAGTTTAGATTATGTTTATTTGGTATGTGAGCAATTGTTTGATTTAGACGTGAACCGAGCTTCCATGCTAAAAGCAATGATTAAAAATATTCAAACTACAAATATGCAATTTCAAAAGGATTTTAGAATTATTGAAACATCTAAAAAGGACGACTGTGAATCAATCATCAACGTGCTTTTAGATACATGGAAAGCGGATAGTGTTTATATGAAACAGACTTGTAGCATTACTACTCACTTTAACGAATCTTACATAGAAGATGTAGTTGTTCACATGAACAAATCATCCCCGTATGTTAGTATAAAGATTTTTGACACATCAAAACATTTTGTGCTGTTTAATGAACCCAGCCCCGAAATTTCATCGAATGTATTTGTTTACAAATTTGCAAAGGCATTCTGTAATACAATTAACTGTAAGGATATGTGTGATGTTGCAAAGACAGAGTTGAGTCTGTATAGACCGTCAAACATTCTACCAACAATGCTCGATGCAGACATTGATAGCGTAAAAACCAATTTGACAAATATGCGCTCAATATCAACGAGTCTACTAAATCTAGAGCGTAGCATAAATCTGTTTAGCGGAATACATTATACCACGGTGAAATTGCAAATGGGTGCCGTTATGAATACATGCCTTTCAATGAAAGATATAACATCAATGTCATCTAAACAGAATGTTTTATTCGTGCCAGTTTCGAATATCTGGACTTCTGGCTCCATAAGCATTAATCCCATCACACAGGCGATAGACGCGTATTATGTAACACTGGCATCTCCAAACAGGTCAAACATTCTTTCTGGAGACGAACTTTTAAAGCAAAAGTATATAGAACAAATCGTTGTTGAGAAAGAGGAGGAGCGAGAAATGTCATTTCAACACTTGCCTGAAAAGATTGTCAATCGATGCACGTTTAGACTTGGCAAAGATGTAAAAAGTCTTACAAAGCTAGGTAAATTTATAATATATGCATGCATCAACAATTACAAGTTGTTTTATTCCATCATACCAACGAAATATCAAAAAAGAAATGTATTATATGCGATACGTTTAACTGACGGACATATTATATATGTTTCGTCTACAGGTATTGCAAACGATAACCTGTTTTTGAGTCGTCTAAATGCACACTTTGATCACAGGATACAGGATCTCATTTTGCTAGACAATGAAGGTGTAATGTTTGGAAACTTGGACGGTGTAAAATTTGTTACATCTGAATACCCTTGGCCATATAAAGATAGATTTTTTTGTTTGAGCTATCATGTAGATGATTACTCGGATGATTCATATGAAGCAAAGAAACTGTTGACAAATTGGTATCTATCAAAATCGTCCACTACAACCGTCGATACTGAAGTTTTACAATACGCTCAAAATGTACATGTTACACGCGGTTTCAGAGACATTGAGAATTTTACTTTGATGGATGAAATATCTAAATTTTCATGTCCAAAGTTTTTTGAAAATATAGATAACATGATAACATTCTGTCGTCTAAAATTTACACCTAGTGTTATGACACATCTGAATGATAGATTTAATGTTATACGATCGTTTAATGGTAAAAGTTTAGATGATATTAAAACGCGCACGAAATCTTGTTTGATATCATGGTACGATGTACACAAATACATTTATACTACACTGTTTAAAATGTCTAGAATGGTGCGCACACATTGTGATGCATTGGGATTTGAATATGTTCCATGTGAATGTATGGAAGCCATACGCAACGTTCACACTGATATCATGTACTTTGAATATTATACATGCAAGATCTTGTTCTTGATGGACAAGATATCCTTGGATGATTACAATAAATGTTTATCACACATGCTAGAAAAAATTCCTGACGTTAAAGCAGTTGAAATATCAAGTGACTCAATATCTGCAATAAAATATCTTCTTGAATTGAAAGACCATATCCAATGCGCCGCGACCTTTAACGGAAAGAATAAAATGTCTATACTTGCAATTGCATATTCGAGTACACTAAAATTTTCTAGACTGAAAAATGTATATGCGAGCGTTGCTAATGAAATGAATATAGTTGGAACTGCTATAAATGCCTACCGTAAAAAGACTATAGCATTAAAGTTTCCGTTTGAAATTTCTCTAGAATCTAATGACATTGCCAAAACTTATTGCCGTATAGCAAAAGAACAAGTGAACGATATTGCATACAAGACTATGCTGGGTGAAAATTTACAGCTACCCGCTGGAAATATCTCTGAAATTAAATCCTTGGAGGAAATGTACTGGGCACTTTTGCATATCGTAAACTATATTGCGGTGAAATATTACAATGACAATAATAGACAGCTCATGTTTGACGACACCGATCATAGAAATCTTTTGAAGGGAACATTAAACTGTTACACTGTCGCAACTGACGATCCTCTACTAATTCTAGCAAACATGCAGAAAATGTACAATTTCGATTTGGAAAATATAAAAACATCACTTGTAGATTTTTCATGTACCAAGTCAAACATAAAACACACAGCACAGATATGTGAGATAAAGAAGCTACCAATGAAAAAGAACGCCGTTTATCGGACCAAAGATATAGTGATCGTCTGAGGCGCAGACTCACATTTCACACGCCAGTTTCAGCCAGAACACACCGTGTGCAAAAATGAAATGGTAGCAACACATCTTTAGAAAAAGAAAATATACAATTTAAAATGCAGGATCTTACTAACAAGACATATGAGCCACTGCTCAACGATATTTTGGTCCGGTGTAAGTGTACGTCACAAGAAGTTACGCATGTAACACTGCGCCATGCCCGTGGTTCGGGTGGGAAATATAACATCGCGGACGAAGACCTGGAAAACTTGTATATTATAGTTGACTTTGGGTGTAGATTGGTGACAAATGATGAAGAGTATACGTTTGATGAAAATCCAAGGTGTACTCACTCTATAGCGGAAAAACCTGGAAAGTGCAGACCATATGTATTGGATGTTGACTTTAAAGTGGTTCTGGAAAATGAGTCTGATATGACTGACATGGACAATGCATTGAATTTTATAGAAAAATCTACGGTGGAACAAGACAAAGATCTTTCGGATAGAGAAAAGTGTGCCAGGAAATGTATGCTGTTTTACAACATTGAAGATGTTGAGACGATTATTAAGTTGGTTTACAATGTTGCATCAAAGTTTTTCGTGTTTGAAAAGTTTAGTGAAGAAGACGTTTTTAAATGTGCATTTACCATTAAGAAGCCTTATGCAATTCGAGCCGATAATAGCTCCGAAGTTGCAGTGAAAAATGGTTTCCATCTACATTTTCCATATTTATACGGAGCGTGTGCCGATATTAACAAGTTTGAAAAGGAAGTTGTTTTTGCAGCAGAACAGCTTTTCAAAACCAACGAAAAACTGTTTGAACGATACCGAGAATTTTATGATCGAGATGTTAACGCGGGCAAAGCTCCCAAAGTTTTTGATACAATGGGCATGAAAACGTGGCTACTGTATGGTGGCATAAAGGCTAACGGCCAAACTCCATATCAAGTGTATAGAACATATGACTATGAAATGGCTACTATAGACTGGGAAACATTCATATCATGTGATATCGATTGGGCAAATTCTTCGGTTTCATGCGTAAAAGCGTTGAGTTACCATTATCCACGAAATGTTATGTTACAAAAACGAGAGCGAGAAACGCAAACGAAAAAGGCTATACAAGAGTCTGTGATATATCTTGGACACAACCTCCTCGACGTTGATGGTATATGGTTTATATTGGATCGTTTACAGCCCTCGTTTTATGAAAGTTACAATGATTGGATACGCGTTGGTCTTGCACTCATCAGAGAATGCGAAGACCCTGAATTGGCATTGGAGATATTTGACAAATTTTCCCAAAAATCCACTGCCAAATACGACAAGGATGTAGTGATTAAAAAGTTTAAAGAACTTGAAGCGATTTGTGATTATTCTCAACCTGTTATCAATGAAGGGAAGACTGAGAAGGAGAAAAACGATGAAATGATTAAGAACTTTAACAACTCTCGAGTTAGAATGTCAACTCTATTGAATACGCTGACAAGGGAAGAAATAGTTGAATATTATAGAAAGTATCATCCATATTCGTCATATTCGGCGGAGAATTTAAACGATGAAAGTATGATACTGAGACGATTTAACATGAATACATTATGTATGAGCATTAAACAAGTTGCACCAACTATGGCGATTGATGTTGGTGGTAAAGAGACCTTTATCTGGAAGGGGGCGATAGAACTTGGTGGAACTACATATTGGAGACCTGATTCTAAAGGCTATATTAAAAAGATAATATGTGACATGTTTATAGAACCTGCGTTAAAAACTGCACAAAAGATACTTAAAAGACACACTGAAGGTGGTAAAAATAAGGGAAGCAGAATCGAAGTGGCATTGAACGCTTTTTGTGATGCACTTGCCGAATCCAAAAGGCCAGCGGTGGCAGGTAAGATGGAGCAGAATTTTAAGATGTATGTAGCAAGTCCAATGTCAGAATCGGAACTGTTTAACATAGAACAGAAAATATTTGCATTCCGAAATAAGATATTGGAGTGGACATGTGACGATCGAGTAATTATTAGAAATGCAGTGTGTACAGACTATGTAACAAAATGTTCAGGTCTCAAATATAGAGACCTTTGCGAAGATGACATAGAAGTACAACTATTTGACAGATTTATACGAGACGTATTACCAAACAAGGAAGTTCGAGAGTGGGTTATTGAAAGACTGGCAATTACACTTTCTCATCAAAACTCGCATAAAGAGGTCTATTTTTGGCTGGGCCAAGGCGGTAATGGAAAATCTGCATTTGCAGAAATTATAAACGCATGTTTTGGTGCTTATTATAATGTTGCCTCGGCCAATTTGTTCTACCAACAAACTATGACAAACGGCGAGGCTCCGCAGCCTAATAGAAAGTTTTTATTGGAATCTCGAGTGACTGTTGTTAGCGAGGTGGATACTACAGATTCGAAAAGAAAGCTTGATACCGGTAATCTTAAAGCGCTTTCGGGTAATGATACTCAGAGAGTTAGAAACATATTTGAAGAAGGCTCCCTTGCTCAAGTACACACGCGATTAATCTTTTGTGTAAACAACCTTCCATTGATGAAAGTTGACGGTGCTCTACATCAAAGACTTAAGGTTGTAAAATTCGAAACTACGTTTGTAGATCCATCACTTATCAAAGACTCTTCACACCCAAACCTAAAACCAGCAAACCTAAACATCGAAAAACATCGAGAAAAGATGGCAATGGGTCTAATGTATAGATTAATCGAGTCGCTTAAAAAAACTGCAGAATATTATCGTGAAAATGGCGAACTTCCAAAGGGTATTCCGGAAAAAGTTATCAACGACACGAACGATGAACTGGCTGTTCTTAATGTAGTTAGAACATTCTTTCAAAAATATTACGAGTATAGAGAAGGCTCCAAACTGAAATATATTGATATTTGGTCATTTTATCAGACTACAACGTATTTTAAGAATGATATGACTGAAAGTGTTTTTAAAACGACTGCACAGTTTGAGTTGTGTCAAATTCCAACATTTAAAGCCGCAGGTGTAATCGCCACTACCAAGGAGGTATTAAATCTTGCGCGAAGGTAATTTAATAATTCCATTCATGCTAGAATATATACTAAACGACATTTTAATAGGGATGGAGTGGATAATGAGATTTACAGGTTAGATTGTATACACATTGTCGTTGCTCTAAATTAATATGTCGTTTTTTGTAAAGTAGCACGGGTACCTTCGGTAACTCGGAACGCCGCGATTCGTCACTACGTGACTCGGGCGCCAACGGCGACTCACGGAGTTCCGAAGAGACCCCATGTTCAATGGAACTGTGCGACTCGGGTCCCGTCAATGACTCGCCGCTCACTGCGCTGCAGGGCGGTGCAGCGCACGGGGCGGCGGTTCACGCCTCGGAGTCTCTCCGCAAGATTCATCGTGGAAAGACTCGTAGTGATCGAGAGCCGGATCGTGTACATCGAAAGCGTCGCGAAACGGCTCGTAGTGATCTAACGTTTAACAATGTGGCTACAAGCAGCTCCAGGTATAAATGTAAATATAAATCATTATGAAAACAGTTCATAATGATACAATTCTATAGTGTCGAAGAAAATTCTTGTGAACCGCCGCTAAAAAAAAGTTGCAGGTATATTATAAATTTAGTGTAATGAATATAAGATAAAAACGTTGTATTGTTCATAGTGACGACGCCTCGTTTACAGCGCCCGAATCCATACTGGATGAGTCGCCTTTGGCGCCCGAGTCT